CAAAAATCTTTTTTTTGGCATGCCCCCTGTTGAAGCAGCCACTTTTGGAACTCCCTCATTATTATTAAACCAAGCAGCTGCAACCGAACTAATAAGTAACGGTGTCAATGGATATATTTTTGAAACGGAAGCAGAACTTTATAATCGACTCAGTCAACTATATCATCATCCGGAATTAAGGAAACGGCTCCAAGTAAATTCCCGCCGGCTATCATCAAGATTTGACTGGAATAATACTGCCATACTCTATGCCAGAAAATTTCAGGAATTAATAAAGTCTAAATATCCTCTTGGTTTTTATAGATTTCTAATCATCATTTTCCTGGGAATTGGAATTCTGCTTCGATTTTTATCATTGTTTCACCACGATATTTGGTTTGACGAGGCAATTACATACTTTTTAGCACAGCAACCGTTTGCAAAAATATTTTCACTGGCAGCAAGTGATAATCTGCCGCCGCTTTATTTGATTATTCAGCACATTTGGCAATCAGTCACATCTCACAATGAAATATTTATTCGACTTCCGGCATTCGTATTTTCTTCAATCGCTTTATTACTAATTTATCCTACTTTTAAACGATTAATTTCACCGAAAATTGCTTTGATTACATATATTTTATCTTCAGTTTCTCCACTATTAATTTATTTTGCAGGTGAAGCTCGAAACAGCAGTTTTTTTGTACTGCTTACGATATTATGTTTATTACAAACGCAATTCTTGATATCCAGACTATCATTTACCCGTTGGTTAATCTTATTAATCATTTGCACTTCGCTTTTTTACACACATTATTATGCAATCCTTGTTATTTTATCGGTAGGCATATACATATTATTTCATTTTAATCGAACTATCTCGATTCGTTTAATATCGATTTATTTCATATCATTTGTTTTATTTATTCCTTGGCTGCTTTACACATATCAGTTTACTTCAGCAGTTCCTTATAGCTATCCACCGTTCAAAAACATAATTGCTACATATGCACAATTTATTCTTGGAGATATACGTCTGGGATTTTTTGCACCCGAAGTTTCACAAATTACTAAATTTTTATCAGTTATCAATATTAGTATCTGGACTGTGATAAGTTTTGTTTTTTTAAATACTTGAAAACAAAGAAACTACTTCAACTAAGTGTTATATTTCTTTTTTTACCATTAACATTGCTATTTGTTTTCTCTTTCTTTGGACCATATTTTTCAATTCGTTCGACCGTATTTCTTTTACCATTTTTTATACTTTGTTAGCAATTGTAATTTCCCAAATTTCCGGTTCAACATTAAAATATTTATTTTTCATCGTACTGACTTTTTTACAAACACTAGTATTATTTATTGATCCTGCACTTCGAGGACCGCAAATTAAAAATATGGCTAAGGAAATACATTCCCTTAGAATTAAGACTATAATCCACGAGTCTCCTCTAACCTATTATTCGCTTCAATTTTATAGTGCAAGTGATGAAAAACATATTTTAACTGGTGATAATCCATTACCTCAGTTCACGACAAATACAATTGGTGGATCTCAAACTCAGTTTACAGAAAAATCTCAACCGTTTGTGACAATAGCGAAGGATTTTAAATATAAAATTTTCTGAAAAACTATTTGTAAATTGGAATATTAAACGTAAAAAATGAATATTTCAATAAGATTTAAAATTATTTAATGAAAATTGGCATAGTAGTTGACCAGTTAGTACCAGGTGGCGTTCAAAAATCGGCAATCCGCGAAGCCCGTGAGCTAATAAAAGTGGGCCACCAAATAACTCTTTTGGTTCTAATCCGCAGGCCGTATGATTATCAATATGACGACCTGATAAAGAATTTAAAAGTTGTATATATTTCTGATTTTAATCCGCGTTTCTTTCGCCACCCGATTAGTATTCCATACTTTGCTTTTTTAACTCATCTCCATTTTATTAATAGATTTTTTGTTCATTACTATACTTTTTTTAAGGATTTTGATTTTTTAATTAGTCACGGTACTACAACGTGCATAACGGTTTCAAGCATCAGCAAGCATTTTCAGATTCCTTACCTGGCATTTATATGGGATCCCATGCTTTATATTTGGAATAAAGTGTATTCTAAAACTCCTCTACGATTTATATCACCATTAATAATTTACTTTATCAGGCGAACTGAAAGATCATTTCTTAATCAAGCAACATTTGTTGCCACACCTTCAAAAGTTCATCAGCGATTTATACAAGATTTTTACCATATCATCCCGAAAGTCATCTATCCTGGTTGTGATTTTCCTACCGCAAATGTTCCTAGCCACGGTTTAAATATTTTGGGTTACACACGTTGGGAAATGGCAAAAAATCCTGAACTATTTATATATTTGGCTAAAAAAATGTTTATATAAAATTAATTGATTTATTTTGTTCTTATCTTTTTTTTGTTTATCACTCCAACTTGCTCTACTTGTTTTAAAATCAATAATTTTAAATGTTTCTGTTGGTTCATGGTATAAAACTAAATCTAAAAAGGCTTTATAAAAAGTATTTTTAAATTTTGGGTTTGGTACTAAAATTAATGGTATTTCACATCCCACTAACCACCAATCCCTTTTTGAAAAATATTTTAATCTATTTTTCTTTAAATATCTAATAATTTCAACTCCATCTTCATAATGTTCCCTTAAATCTGAAGAATTTGTGAAGTGGGTTTTATCATTTTTTTCATATTCTTTTTTATATGATTCCCCTATTTCATTTTCCAGCATCTCCTCTAAATCCATACAATCAGCATCAACACCACTTTTTTCAAACATTATTGTTAAGTAATTTTGAAAAGTTTTATGAATTGCTTCTCCAAAAACAGTTGAAATTGATGAAGTAAAACGTTTATGTCTATCTCTATATTGTAATGCCCATCTATTATTACAACCATTAAATAGGGAAAATTGACTATATGAAATGTATTTACTTGTTTCCCAATTTATTTCGGGGAATTTGTGGTTTTGGATTTTTTTTACCAGTGGTGGAATTTTTCTGTTTTTCATAATTCTTAATCAATTTTTCTGTTCCCCCTCCATCTGCTACTTTTATGTTTAATCCAAGTAATCTTATTATAAAACCCATTGAATAGGTGAGGTTTTTAAAATAAAAAAACCAATATCTACTTTTATAATAAGGAATATAAGTTAATGTAATCCTAAAATCAATTATTTCTTTTGATTTTGGTTTTGGATTTTTTGATTTTGGTTTCATTTATACCTAATTGTTGTATTATTTGATTTAAATTTTCTTCATTTAACAACTCCAAATAATCTTTAGCATTCTCTAATGAACATTCAAAATATTGGGAAACATAATTTAATTGTTTTTCATCTATTTTTTTAGCGTTTGATCTTATGTAACGTAAAAATTGTTGTTTTTTAGGTAATAAATTAATATATATTTTATATAACTTTTCTGGGTCTTGTATATTTAATTTTTGTATATCATTAACTAAACCAATATAACTTTGATTCATTGAAATATACCTATGAAGCAGGTAAGGCTGAATAGAGTTTTGTTCTTTTTCAGATAGTTTTTTCCAAGGTTTTTTAGTATATGTTATTGATTTTAAAACCTCAAAAAAAGGATCCATTATTTAAGGGGTATATTCAGAAATATAAAACCCTACATCTTCATATTCACTCCTCAATTCAGCAGGTATCATATCTAATAAGATTTTGTTGGTTTTGATGTTGTACATAACAGGAATAGGTATAAGAGGATCTGTATCCATTCCTAACAAGAATCTATTCCCTTTTCTAAGAATACTTCCTTCAGTTAGGATTAATGGTTGGCCTGTTTCATCTAAAACTGGTTTAGTATCAGATAATTTAATTTTTGGTTGTACTACTGGTTTTTGTTGGTTGTTATTTTGCATTTTGTGTTTTTTTATTTTAATATTTCTATAATTTGAGCCATGCAGGCACAAATGTTAATTTCCTTGTCTAATACAAAATTAGATTTGTATAAATATTCTTCCAAACATATAGTAATTAATCCTTCATTTCCTTTACTATACTTTTCTAAATTATTATAAAGATACTTATAAGTTTCTTCAAATGATTTTATGCCTGAATTTGTGATTATTTGTCTTATGTTTTCCCAACATTTCCAATTTGGTAAACCTTTTAATTCAATTAATATTTTTTCAAAATAATCATTATCAGATAATATTTTAGATTTATCAATTTTTAATGTTTTATTAATTGTGTATTTTTGAGTATTATTAATTATTCTCCTTATGTCAGGGTGAAATTTATTAATAATAAAAGCTAAATCCTCTAATTCATATTTTATTTCTATTTCATCTAAAAAAGAAGAAATATGTTGAGCAATTAATTTTTTATTAGGTGGGGTTAAATCAAATTCTGTACATCTACTCCTTAAAGGATCTATTAATCTTTCTGGATAGTTACCTGTTAAAATGAATCTTGTTTTGAGGCTATAGGTTTCCATCATATTAAGAAGTAATACTTGAGAAGATTGGAGAAGGTGGGTTGCTTCATCAAGTATCACTATTTTTAATGGTTTAAATGATGAAGCAGAAGCGAAAGCACCAATCTTTTCTCTTATTACATCCATTGATCTTTCATCAGTAGCATTAATCATTAAATAATCACAATCAATATTTTTTACTATTAATTTAGCTAATGTAGTTTTACCACTACCAGCTCTACCAGCAAAAAGAGCATGGAAAGGTAAATCTTGTTTATCAATACATTCTTGAATTTTATTCCTAACTTCATCAGAACAAAGATAATTTTCTAAATTATCAGGACGAAGAATTTCATTCCATAAAACAGGATGTTTTTTCATATTAATTAATGTAAAATTTATTAATTTTATCTCTCCGTAATCTAATTATTTTTATCTCCATATCCAAGTGGTTACATGAATTGTGAATAATCTGGCTGTGTTATTTGAGATTCATTTGATTTATCTTCCTTCACATCTACTATTACACCTTCTGTTAGCATTACTGTTCCTCCAATAGACGCAGCATTTTCTAATGCAACTCTTGTAACTCGAGCAGGATCAATAATCCCTTGTTTTTTAAAATCAATCAATTTTTGAGTTTTAATATCAAACCCTATCCATAAATTTTTATTTGATAATAATTGGTTTGAAATTTTATTTATTTGCCTTATTTCAAAACCAGCATTTTGTAATATTTTTTCAAAAGGAGCAAAGCAAGCATTTTGAATTATTTTACCACCGATTGTATTAGAATTTGAAATAGTTCCAGAAGCTCTCATAAGTGCAGACCCACCTCCAGGTATTATTCCTTCTTCAATAGCAGCTTTAACAGCATTTAAAGCATCGTCAACACGATCCTTTTTCTCTTTCATTTCAGTTTCTGTATTACCACCAACATGAACTATACTTACACCACCAACAAATTTTGATAATCTTTCTTGTAATTTTTCTTTATCATATGGAGTAAGTGCTTTCTCTATTTGAGACTGAAGTTCAGTAATTCTGTTTTCAATTTTTATAGTTTCACCTTTTCCATCAATTATGGTTGTTTGGTCTTTAGTTACGGTAACTGAACGAGCATTACCAAACCAATCATCTTGAAATTGTTCAAATTTCATTCCTTTATCTGAACTAAATACTTCACCCCCTGTTAATACAGCCATATCTTCTAATATTAACTTTCTTCTATCCCCAAAATCTGGGGCTTTAACAGCAGCTACTTTTAATGTTCCTCTAAGTTTATTAACTATAAGAGTTGAAAGTGCTTCTCCATCAATATCTTCAGCAATTATTAACAAAGATTTATTACTTTTGGCTACACCATCTAATATAGGAAGTAATTCTTTAATTGCCCCTAATTTTTTATCAACAATTAAAATTAATGGATTATCAAGTATACAACTCATTTCATTATTGTCTGTAACAAAAAAATGAGATTTATAACCTCTATCAAATTGCATTCCTTCTACTGTTTCAAGAAATGTTTCTCCTGTTCTTGATTCTTCAATATGAACAACCCCTTCTCTACCAACTTTTTGCATTGCAGTAGAAATTAATTCTCCTATTTCAGGATCATTATTAGCAGAAATTGTAGCTATTTGCTTTAATTGATCTTCTGATGTTATATCTTCTTTAAGATTTTTTAAAGATGAAACTACATCTTTAACAGCAATATCAATATCTCTTTTGATTTGAACAGCATTTTCACTATTATTTAATGATTTTAAACCATTATTTATTATTGTTTGTGCTAACAAAGTAGAAGTAGTAGTTCCGTCTCCTGCTTTATCTGATGTTTTTAAGGATGCTTGTTTTATTAATTTAGCTCCTAAATCTTCAATAGGATCTTCTAATCCACTTATTTCCTTTGCAACACTTACTCCATCTTTCGTTGAAAGAATTTCACCATTTTTTTCAAAAACCACATTTCTTCCTAATGGTCCTAAAGTTACGGTTATGGCATCAGCTACTTTATTAATTCCATTAATTAATTTTTCACGAGCTTCTACTCCTGTTAATATTTGTTTATTCATGTTTTTCTTAATTTTCTAAAACTACTAATAAATCTTGTTCTTTGAATATTAAATATTCTTCACCTTCAATTACAATTTTTTGCCCTCCAAATGAAGGATAACAAACTATATCTCCTTTTTCCACTACAGTTGGGATAAATCCTCCTGATAAAGTATAAGAACCAGGTCCTACATCTATTACTTCTCCTTTTTTACCTAATTCTTTTCCCATATCAGGAACAACAATACTTCCATGTTTTGTTTCTCCTTCATCTACTTGTTTAATAACAACATTGTTATGTAATGTTTTTTTTATACTCATATTCCTAAATTTATTAGTGTTTTAATTTTGTTTTCAATTTCATAAAATACATCTAAATAAGAATCAATTGAATCATAATTAACATTTTGGTTGGTTAATTCAATAGCAATTTTCTTTAAACAGCTTCCAAAACTTGAATAATGTCCTACTGGTTTAACATAGATAATGTTTTTTTTACTTAAATTATCAGGTGTTATACTAATATTAACAGTATAACAATGATCATCTTTTGTAATAAAATAAGGTTCAATTCTGGCGTCTCTAATAGTAGTGATGTGGGATAATTTTAATTTGTTTCTCATTCCGTATAATATAAGTATAAAATTTGGAAAATCCCCGTTTAAATATCTTTTGGAACAATAAAATATTCCGATTCCATATTTGCACTTCCAAATGATAATTTTAAAATTCCTCCTTCACCAATTTCAATTAACCATAATGCTTGGTCTTTATTACAAGAAAGTATTTCTTTAAACAATTCAGAACTATATGAATGTTTTATTTCTTCATAAATTGAAGGATTATAAATTATATCTTCTATATTAAGGGATACTTTATTAGAATATTCATCATTTTCTCCAAACAAAATTTCTAATTTATATCCATCTACTATGTTTTGGATAGTTTGAAGAGTTACAGTTTCATTATTTGATAATGAATTTTTTGCTTTTATTATTGAATTTATAATATCTTCGTTTAAAGAAGCTTGAACTAAAAATTCATCTCCTCCTTTGTATTCACCTGATTTTGGGATAATCATTATATCAGCTAAAGTGTATTCTAAAGTAAATACCTTATCAGATATAATCAATTTTGTAAAAATTTTATTTTGGGATTGGTATTGAAGATTTAATTCTTCATTAGTTATTTTTAATAAATTATTTAATTGGGTTGTATTACTTATGCCAATTATAGATTCAGGTAAAAAATCAAAATTATGATAAATAACCTTACCAAGCATTTCTTTGGTTGGTGAAGTAAATTTAATAGTAAGAGTATTATCTTTAATTTCTATTTTAACAGACTCTATAAGTCCAGACAAATAATATTTAGAAATTAAAGATTGTAAATCAGTTTTATTAATCATTTAATAAAATATAAATAGAATAATTTAATAAATCAAGTTTATTTTAATTATTTCCTTCATATTTTTCTTTCAATCTTTTAAATAAATCTAATTCTATTTTTTCTTTTTTTTCTTCTTCAATTTTTGATTTATTAATATCATCTTGGATTTTTTTATTAAGTATATTATTTTTTAATTTTTCAACAACATATCTTAAATCATTATCACTTAATGTTAAATAATTTAATGGAAATTTGAATGATGTTGAATCGTAACATCCTCTACAAGAATCATCACAAGTTACATGGACTGTTTCATCATAAAAATTTATATCTTCTATTCCTTTTGCAGTATTAAACATACTGGGGTAAATTTCTTCTAATATTTTAATTTTTTCTTTTGCCAGAGAAATAATTTCCTCATAATCCTTTAATGTTGATTTAATTTGTTTTAAATTTTTCATTCTTTTATAGTTGGTTTTAAAAATAATCTATTTCCAAATAATCTTTCCAAAAGGTTTGGTTCAGGAAAAAAATCTTCTATATTAGTTAATGTTCTTATAGTTCCTACTGTGTTTTTTTCAAAACATTTAAATAATTCTTCCCTTATTCTTTCAATAGAAACAACAGTAAATAATTTTTCCCAATTTTCAATATTTTCCAATGCTTCCCAAACTCTAATCTTTATGCCCATATCTTTCACAATCATGAAACGAATAGCTCTTAACATCCTCAAAGGATCATCATTAAATGTAATAGAAGGATCAAGAGGAGTATCAATTATCCTATTTTTTATTGCTTCTTGACCATTAAATGGATCAATTAAATTCCCATCAATATCTTTTGCAATAGCATTCATTGTAAAATCTCTCCTTTGCAAATCATCAAATAAAGTTCCAACCTCTAATTTAGGAAGACGAGTTCCTTCGTAATAACCAACTTCTTTACGAGCCATCACAAAATCAGCAACCAAACCATCAAATTTATGATTTTTTGGAAATTTTGCTCTGATTGTAAAACAATCGGGAGTTGATAAGAAAATAGTATAACCTTCTAAGGTTAAATATTGAGTCATTTCATAAAATCCTTGTTCAACAGAAATTGAAGTATCAGGTAAAACAAAAGTAAAATCAATATCTTTGGATTTTAATCCTAAAATTTCATCTCGAACACACCCCCCCACTTCAAAAATTTCATAACCTTTCTTTTCTTTCATGTCGTGAATATACAACCAATTATTTAAATATCCAACACCAATTTTAATTTTCTATAATCAGGATTACATTCTTTACAACACCAATTATCCCAAAATTTAGGATTTTTGTTGTATTCAAACTCTTCAATACTCCAACAAAGAGCTATTCCACAATCATTACAAATAGGTTGAATTTCACCAAATTCTTTTTTAATTACCCCCATTTATATCTAACATTTGTTGTTGAAATTCTTTTTCAATTATTTTTTCTTTTGTTTTTTGTTTTTCTTTCTTATGATAACCAATATCAAAATTATGTCTGTTCCATAATTTGTAAATATTTAATGGGATTTTAGATAAAGAAATTAATCCATTTCTAAATTTACCTTCTATTTTGTGTTTGGTTGTGTTTGACATTAAATACCCAATTTTTGTTGAATAGGTTCTTTTACATAATAATTCCTAAATCTTTCAATTTCCTCAATAGACAAATCATTCCCTTTCCAATCTAAAATCCCCAATTCTTTATCAATTTCCCATTGTCTTTCAGAGGTTAACCTAAAATAATTTTTAGGTCTTTGGAATGACTTTTCAAACATTTCTTTTTCATTCATAATTTCTTATTTTATTAATTTACGAAGTCTTTTTTTAAGTTTTCTTGGCATAAGTTTTGAACCTTCAAATAATACTTCAAAACTAGTATAACCATCTTGATACTCCACAAGTACAGCTTTATTATTAAATAAAGTTACTGCTTTTATAAATGGAAATAAATTTAAGTTTATATATCTCATAATTTTTTAATTTAAATCTTTTTTAAGAATATAAATATCCGTTTCAAAATAATTCCTAAATATATTATCTCCAAATATTTCCATAAATTCATGACATTGGAATCTTGTATAACCCTCTATATTAGTACAATCATTATATCTATCTTCGAAAGAATAATTATCTATGAATTTGGCATATTTATCGAAATCCATTTTCCAAAATGCTTTTCCTTTTTCAGTTAATTTAATATAAACATAACTATTAATATTAAATTTTACAAAATTTTGATTATTTTCCATAACTTTTTAATTTTTCTCTTGTTTCTTCAACTGTTAGAATTTTAAATTGATTTATAGAATGTACCATTTGTTCTTCATATTGAGTGAAAAATGGTAAAAATATAACTTGTCCACCTTTTTCAAACATCCAATCCATCTCTTTAGCTATTCCAGCACCTATACTATTATCCCCAAATCCAAAAGCATATAATTTATCACAAGATTGAACTAATTTTTTAAAATAATCCATCCCTTCTAATTTATAACCTTTTTGATGTTCTTTAGAATTAGGGTTTATAATTTCACCACCACTTCCCGAAAATGCCTCTAACCAGAATTTTTCTAATATTGTGTTATAAGTATTTATCGGATGTGCGAAATATATTTTCATTTTATTAAAGTTGCTGTTATTATTCTTCTTTTTAATTTTCTTGAGTCACTTATGTTTCCATAAATTACTCCATTTTTTATTGTAAAAGCATGACCTCTTACTCCTATAATATAAGTACCTTTTGGAAAATGTTTTAAAAATGTTTCAATTGTAAAACCTGTTTTTTTCTTATAATCAGGATTCAAAATTAAATTTTTTATTTTAAAATGATATTTATGACTATCTTTATAATTAACAAGAGTTTTATTTATCTTTTTACCATTAATTGTTTTACCTTTTAAACTTTGCAAACATCCCCAAAAAATTATAAACCCCACCCTTATCTTTTCTATTTAATTTCTCTTTACAAAAAGAATGTGCTTTATCATAACTAATATCAAAAGCACTCATAAAAGATCTAACAACACAATCATTTTTTTCTCTTGATCCTATATCTGATGTTCTTGATATTTCTTGAGTATTAACTAATGGTATCATAACTTTTATTTCTTTAATATAATATTTATTTGATTATCAATCTCTTGTTTATTATTAGGATTACAATATATTCGTAATTGTTTTAATAATCTTAATTTAGTTTCCCAAGATACATTTTCAATTCCATTATTATTAATAATTTCTTTAATATTATTTTCTATTTTATTTTTATCATTCAAATAATAATCTATAATATCTTGTCTTTTTTCTATTATCATAATGCGTAAATATACGACCAGGGATTGCAGAATCCAACCAAAATATTGCGTTTTTACACGTCTTGAAGCGTATTTAATACATTACTTATTTGAATACATATTATTCCATGAATTGGAAATATTTATTTATATTTTGGTTGAAAATAACCCCACCCCAACCAATATCTTTATATAGATTTTCAATTTTGTTTTGAAGAGTTGATTCAAATATTTTGTTCCTATCAATATATTTATTTATTAATTCTGAAACTTCTGGAGGGTCATTGTATCCATTTGAACCAATAACATCTATTCCATAAGGGTTTGGTTTTAGATATGAAAGATACATTTTGTCTCCAGCTTGGAAGGGTGAATATTTTTTATCTACCTTTTTAAATCTTATAAAATCATTAAAAACTATAGCTCCTCTTGTATTTATTGGGCATCTTTTTGCTATTTTTGAGAATATTTCACCATTTAATGGTTTAGAAACAATATAATTATTTAAATTTTTTACTCCTGTTGGTTTTATTAATTTTTTCCAATCAACAGTATTTATTGATTTTTTAAATTCTAATATTTCTTTGTCTATTTGGGATTTTGGGATGTTAAACAATATTTTTTTTATTAAATTCTCCCCAAAATCTTTAAATAATTTAGGGAAGTTTGATTTCATTATATCAAGCCCCATCATTATGAATTTTTCAATAGGTTGACCTTCTCTATCAACCAAATATTGTGCATATCTTCTTTTCCCAGACCAATAAGCTGTTTGCACTATAAACTCAGGTTTTAAATCAAAACTATGTTCTGTACAATTAAGAATGTCTTTGGAAATTTTTGATTGATAATTATTTAATAATTCTCCAATTTCAGCTTGAATTGGTTTTATCTTTAGGATAACTTCATCCTTATTATCTAAATCTAAATTTGGATAAATTTTTTTAAGTATAGGTTCTAAACATATAAATGTTGAATCTGTATCAGAACCTTTAACATATTTATTTATTTTTTGAATATCAAAATTCATATTTGTTTTTTTAAAATTCCAATTATATTCTTAAATTCTAAATAAGATATCCTTAATAGATTAATTCCTTCCTTTTTACAGAATTCATTTTTAATTAAATCCATTTCTTTTATTCTTTCAAATTCTTTTTCTCCCCCAAAATATTTGACAGATATATAATGTAATTCTCCATCATACTCAATACAAGTATTCAATTTAGGTAAATAAAAATCAAATCTTAGTTTTTTTCCAGTTTTTGGGTTTATACAATTTTCAAATGATTTTTGTGTGATGAAATCTATACTATTTTCTAAAAGGAATTTTTCTATATTTTCTTCTCCTTTACTATTATTGCATTTCTTACATCTTTGTCCTTGTAAATGATTACTTACTTGTTGATTAAACCATCCGTGTTTTTGACATTTTATCCTAAACCTATTATCAAAATATCCAAAATAAGAATCCCAATCATATTCCAATCCAGTATTTAAATTTAATATTCTTTCTTTTATTTCTTCAATTAATATTGGGGATCTATTTATTTTACATTCAGGACAACCTTGAGATTGATGGACATGATTTGTCCATAATTGTTTAAATTGACCATGGATTTTACAAATTATGGGTACTTTTTTATTTGTATTAAAATCTTTAAGTATTAATGAATAATCATATCTTTCATTATGTATTTTTTTTGCTTGTTCTATTTTTTCTAAAAAAGTTAAATTAAATCCTTTACATTTTGGACAGTTGGATTTTTTAATAATATGATTATCCAATGAAACATACCAAAACCCATGAATTGGACAACCAACCTCATATTTTTTCATGGTTCCAGTAAATATTTCTAATGTGATTTTTGAATAATCATATTTATTATTATGAATTAATTTAGCTTTATTTATATATTTTTCTAATTTTATTTCTTTATTTTCCATATATTGCGTTTAATACATTGTATGGTGATACATATTATGAAAATTAAGAATTTATATATTTTTCATCAATCATTTCATTTGCATATTTAATTGTTTCCATCAATAATCTTTGACAAGTTGTGGTTATAGCCGATGAAAACATTTTATGACCATCAGTAAACCTAAATCCATTAATACTCATTCCACCATAATATCCATTCAAAAGTATTTTTAAAGCATGTTGTTTTAAATCTAACATATCTCCCTTTTCTATCTCCCTCTTTTTATAAGCCTCTTCCATTTCCTTTTTAACTTTCTTTCTCCTCTGGAACCAATCGCTTAATACTTCACTAACAATACTTTTAATATCAGTTCTAAAAATAACCCCATTTGCTGATATTGTAAAATTATTTTCCTCAATTATTTTAATTACTTTACCAATTGTTGTTTTAGTTTTTTTAAGTGTATATGTTTGATTGTTTAATCTCTCAATTTCTATTTCTTGATTAGGATTTTTGGTTTTTAAATCACTAAATCCCCACCAACAATTATAATTTGGATTATCAATTACTAATCTGCCTATTAATGTTTCAATTCCTAAATTTAAACTCATAATTGAATTAGGATAATATGAGGAATAATCATAATCTGATAACCATTTATATATCCCTGGAGTTGGTTCAAGGAGAAAACCACCTGCATAACCTTGTTTCTTTTTTAAGGCCATTGGGGGATAATGTTTTAAAACTCCTGCTTTGGTTCTTATTCCTATTAAATCTTTTGTTATTGATTCAACCAAACCACTTGAGTTTGTATATCCCCTATTTGTAGTTACTTCTTCTCCAATTGAAAATAATTTTATTAGTGGGTTTTGAGTGGTGGGCTTATTTATAGAAACAATATTTTTTCTTTTAAGATAAGTTAATGTTGCCCCCTCATTTAAAACTGTGTTCCAAAATATAGATTCATAAGGAGTATGACATAAATGGGATATTAATATTGTTAATTGAATAAATTTTTGTTTTTCCTCTAAAGCTTCAATAATTTCAACATCTCGAATGTTATAATCAATAAATTTATTGATGTCATCTTTAAATAATTGATCTAAATTACCTTCATACTCAATTTTACCTAAATTAACATACTTTTCTCCAATGTCATTTAATTTATAAGATTGTTCTTCTTTTGAAATATATTTTTTAATCAAAAACATATAATCAAGACAATTAACCCCTCCAATTTGAATTACGTTATTATCTTGAGCTTCTTTTACAAGGATTTTTTTAATTGGAGATAATCTATAAACTTCATTCCCTAAAATCTTTTTAATTCTGTAGTAAATATAAGGTATATCAAAATAAGAACAATTATAACCTATAACAATAGTTGGGTCTATTTCTTCCCACTTATTCAAGAATTTAATTATTAAATCTTTTTCATCTATACAGGGGATAATGATTTTACCATCTTTATTTACTTCTTGTAATTTTTTACTCGAATCAACTACAAAACATATTTTTTGTTTCAAAGTTGCATCAATCATTGAGATTGAGGTAAAAGGCATTTTGGATTCCCTTATATATTGAGGTGTTAGATCACCCCCAATTTCAATTTCTATATCTAAATAAAGAATATTATGCCATTCAGGAATATCATCATTTTTATAATATAAATCTCTTAAAACTATTAATTCTTTAGAAATATCTTTTTCATAGATATTAGGATCCTTGTAATCTATTCTTTGGTTTGGTCTAATGGGAGATACCCTTCTACCATCTAAAGCATACAAATCCCCGTTTTCATCAGGATAATATTTGGTAGAATGATAAATAAATTCATTCCAGTTCAATTTATCATCCCTTAAAAAATATTTTTTTTCTTGATAACAGTAATATAATGCTTGACAAGCCATAACTTTTTTAAATAAAAAAAGGTCGCGACTTTAGCTTCGACCTTGGGACAAAGACGTTTGGGGAAATACAAACTCCATGCAGCTACCTACAATTGGGCCTAGATCCCATGTAGGGTACTCTCCTACTTGAGACCCTATTTAAGAGAAACAGAGGCTAAAGAGGTACAATTTATTTTTAATTACAATCTTAAATCAACACAATGAACTCCTTTAAGAGACCCAAAATCCTTATTTATGTCTTCATTAAGTAATGTTTTTGGACTATTTAGTGTTTGTGTTTGATTACTTACATTACAAGTAATTGTATGCTGATTCCACCAAAAATCTCCTCCCCCCAATGGTTTATATGGATATATTGGATATCTATCAATAATAATAGGGTTTGAATTCCAATTAATTGTTACATTTGTTAATAATTCAAATTCTTTCCATTTTCCATTTGGAAGAAGCATTTCTAAATTTTCAATTAATTTGTCAAAACTAATATTTTTTTCAATTTTAATTGTTTTTTTGTCTAAGTCTATTTCAAATTTCATAATTATAAATATTCATCTTTTAATGAGTTTGTAAATTTTTCAATCAATTCAACCATATCTATTTTGCGTTTTGATTGATCATTAAATATTATTGTCCATTTTTCATTATTTGGACCTAATATTCCTTCTTTTCTTAAAAAGTCAATTATTATTTGTTTCATTATGCTGTTTCTAATACCAATACTTCATTATAATTATATTCTTTAATTTTATACCTATCTGGTAAATTAAGAATACTCGAATCCTTAAACCTTTCAACCTGATGTATATCTTTTGAATATGTTGTATTTTCCACTTTTTGTTTTATAAATTCTAAAGCATCATGGGGTGTTTCAGCCATTACAATATATTCGAAATCATAACTTTCGGTTGTAAAATGATATATTTTCATAATTTTATATCAAGAGTTTCACCATTTTTCCCTAAAGGATGTATAATAAAATGGTTGTCATTTTGAAAAGCAATCCTAAATTCTATTTTACCTTCCTTTTTTTCCTTCATTAAATAATTAACTATATTACTCCAATTTGAAAAATATTCTTGTTTAAGAGGTCTTCCTAAATCTTCTGTTTGGTTTCCGTAATTAAAAATACTCATACTAATTCTTCTATTATGCCTATAAATTCACTAATTACTAATATTGTAACAGCAAGTTCAATATAAAATGGAATTAATGTATAACCTAATATTCTTACTCCACTTTTAATAAAACTAATTATTTTGTGGTTTTGAGGGTTTGGGGACTCAAACAAACCCTTTTCCTTCATTCTTCTTGGGTAGGGTGGAATTGGATATTTTAATCCATTAATTTGAGGTTGATAACTCATATTTATCTTTGTTTATAATTGTTTATATTTCCAAATATATCCATATGCTGTTTTTTGAAGATTCTTACAACAAGCATGAATAGCTGAACCACTTTTTTTCTTATCTAATGGTTTTAAAAATAAATTTATTACTTCTTCATTATTATTATATTCTTTAATAAAATTACCTTTTAAGTCATATTGGATAATTGGAAATACTCTATTTACTTTTAAAATATATTCTTTTGGGAGAAATAATTCTAAATCAAAAGAATCATTATATTTATATCTCCACAAACTTCCATTTATTCTCAAAAAACTTTCTTTTAAACAAACCCCTTTTACATCATTATAATTAGGAATTTGTAAATAATTATCCCAAACTTTAATAAATTTTCCCAAATAATTATATTCTATTATGAGGTAATTATGCTTAATTGAAACCCCTAATTTATTTAAAGACATTTTGTCTTTAGTTTCTTGACTTAAAAACCCTTCTCTTCCATCTATTCTACAACACAAACTTGGAATATCTAAAACTTTATAAAATATTTTCCAATGTGTTTCTCTTTCAAGCAAATTATCAACTTCACATTCTTCTATTACCTCAAATTTATGGTTTTTAGAACCATATTTTATAAGAGAATTATATAATCTTGGTTGTCTTTTACAATTTAATCTATTATATCTTTTCCACCTATCTTCTATATCTGTTGATTGACCTATGTAAATTTTATTTGTTGGGCTTGTTATTTTATAAATTCCTATCATATGTTTTAATTATACATATGACTAAATTATTTTCTCTGATTGTCTTATTGATTGTTTTCCTTCCTATAATAATCACCCTGGAACTGACCATTATATAAATTTTTATCTTCTACAGGCATACATTCATGGAAATATATTTGTGCTACTCTTGCATTTTGTTCAATATAAATTGTTTTATTTACAATACAAATAGTTCCAATATTTTCTGTTTTAAAACCAGGATCAAATAATGAAGATTGAATCATTGCCCCATTCCTCATTAATGATGATCTTTGTTTAATAAAAGCCATTCTATTGTTTGAAATATTACAACCTTCATTAAATGTAAAATCATAAATCCCAGGTTCTAATCTCCATGCTTTTTGGTTATTAGGGGACCCAAATTTCCACCCCTCTCTAAATTCTACAATACTGGATTCTCCAATTTCTGTTTTATCAATATGTACAGCCCCAATTGAAGCTTTTAATAATTCTTTAACTGATTTGAGGCTAAGATCATAACCCACTTGAGCAGGTTTTCCAAACTCACTTGGTATTACTAATCCTTCTTCTAATATTTGCGTTGCTGTTAAAATCATAAATTATTACCGTTTTTCATTATAGATTGTAAAAATTCTTCTCTTACCAAATTATCTTTTTCCATAAAAACACCTGAAAATTTATTTGTTGTCATTACAGATTCTGGATGTTTTATACCTCTTGCTCCACAACACATATGTTTTGAGGAAATTGATACTGCTATTGAAGAACATTCAAGTTGTTTAGTTAAATATTCGTGAATTTGTTGTGTTAATGATTCTTGCATTTGTGGTCTTCTTGAAAACCAATCAACAACTCTATTTAGTTTTGATAATCCTATTACTTTGTCTCCTGGAATATAACCTACAGAACACCAACCATAAAATGGTAAATTGTGATGTGCACACATACTATTAACCCTAATTCCTGTTTGAATTACAATTCCATTATATTTTTCTTCATTAGGAAAAGTGGTTGTTTCAGGTGGTTCTGTAATTGAACCAACTATTAAATCTTTTATCCAACTTTTAGCTACCCTTTTTGGAGTATCAATTGTTTGGGGATCTGCTTTATAGTCGAACCCAAGTGATTCTAAAAATTGACCATAATAATATTCTGCATTAGCCCCCATATTTTCAAGATCAATATTAGAGGCTACATGATTTCCATTTGCTTTTTTTAATAATTCCATATACAAATAATATACTAATCTTCTATTAATTCTCCCCAGATAAATGGTAAATTTCGTTGAGTTCCATTTTCTGAATCAAGACCAAAACCTAGGATCCAATATTCATTTTTTAATTCTAAACCATATATTAAATTTGTGAGTAGTTTTGAATATTGTTTTTTAAATAAAGTAACAGGAGTTATAGAGTTGGGGTTGAAATCTTTTAAAGTTTCAATTAAAAACCTCATTGTATTTCCAGAATCAAAAATATCATCTATTAAAAATACATCTCTACCAGTTATGTTAACTTCAATATTTTTTATTAATTGAATTTCAGCTTGATCTTTATTATTATAGGATTTTACCCTTATAAAATCAATAACACATTCCCCTTGTTTCTTTACAAGTTCAGAAAAAAACATAAAAGCCCCATTTAAAACACATATAAAAACAGGAATAGATTTTTGAGAAGCAATTACCTTATTTACTTCTTTAGATATTTTATTAATTGAAGATTTTAATTCATCTTCTGTAAAAAGTATTTGTTTTGACATTTATTATCTGTTTTTATATATAGCTTTCCAACTTTCCACTGTTCTTTCAAATTCAGTTAATTTTTCATATCCTTCAAAAGGATAAACCACGTGAGAAATTCTTTCAGGCAATGGTGGGGGTAAGGGATTATTGATCTTCTTTAACCAATTTGTTAATGATTCTTTTGTTTCTTTACCCAAAGCAACATCTAATTTTCTTTCTAAAGATCTTAAATTGAACATAATAAATATTATTTTATATAAATAATTGTAAAGTTAAAAACAATTGTACATAATGTAAAACTTGATCAAAAGCAATACTACTAAAAGCACCTAAATTGGGAATTTTACTTCCATAATGTTTATTTTCAAATTTCTTTTTCACTATTTTACTTGTAAAAAAATCTGTAGTAGTATGGAATTTCCAAGTAATTAAAACAAATAAAATTGTATTAAACCAATCCCCCAATAAAAAATATATAGGAATAATCCAACATAAACTATAAACAGTAGTATGTTTTAGTAAATCCTTTATATTACTTGATTTACCATTTGCCCATTTTTCATCTTGCATAACAAAATCAGCAAACCAATGTACAATAATAAGAGTGAATATTTGGGTTAAAGTAAACATTATTTATACATTTAGTGTTTTATCCCAAGCAGCAATATGTAAACGACAACTTCCTATAAATTTATATTTTTTTGCCATTTCTAATACAAATCGAGTTCTTTCAAAGAAATCATCTTGATTATCCATCCCAGGCATACAACAAACCTTATGTAATGGTATATTAAAAGGTTCTATATAATCTCTAAATATTTCCTTTACATCTTCTTCAGTTGAAATAACAAATTTAAATTGGTAATTGTCATGTTCCATTACCCTTTTTATTGCTTCAGGAACAATTCTTTGTTTTTCAGTCATACCTGAATTTGCAAGTTTTGGGGAACAATTGATTTGATTTAAACAACTCCATAAATCTTCTCCTATATAGACTGTTCCATTAGTTTCTATTTCTGAATAGGGATTATATTCATGAAATGAAGTTCCATAATATTCTATATTCCACCATCTTTGGAAGAAATTAAAAATTGATTCTTGATGTTGTTTGATTGTTGGTTCTCCACCAGTCCAAATTATATGAATAGTACCATTTTTTATACCTTCATAAACACCTTCTTCTTTCCACTGATCTAACAACCATTGGAATGTTTGATTTTCACCCCTTATAGCCCATTGGCTTGTACTATCACAAGTCCAACTTGCTTCACCTGATTCTTCTAAATCCCCTTTAAATAATTCTCCATCTGCTAAATTTTCAGTACCAAGTTTTCTTAAATTATTTAAGAATTTCATAGACATGCCACATTGTAAATTACATTGTGATAATCTTACAAAATAAGATGGAGTTCCTATTGATTTACCTTCCCCTTGTACACTGTAAAAATTACTTGATATTAAAAGATGTTCTGGTGAAAATTTACTCATTTTTTTAATTATATTGTGTGTTCTATTCTTACTCTAACACAAGTTTGAGGAAGTGAATTAATATGTCTGTAATTATTAATATAACCCATAATATTAGCACTTCCAATAGCATTTGCTGAATGTGTGTATACTGGAAAAATTGGTTTTCCATCCAACCATTGTTCTACTAACCATTTAGCACAATCATAACCTGTTTTTTCTGTTATATTATTATAATCTAATTTGTAATTATGATAAACATTTGAGTGCCATTCTTTCATGGCTGAATCTCCTAAATCATGATCTAAAGATATACAATCGATATTCTCAAAACCTAATTCATTTACTTTATTTATAAATTGATTATAATCCCTTACTACAATCCAATCTGAATCGATTGGGGTTCTTACATCATCTAAATATATTTTATACATAATTTTATACCATAAATATACAACAAATATTTGTGGTGTCCACCTAAACTTCCTTTATTAAGTTTAAAATTTTATCTTGTAATTCTTTAATTTCTATTTCAGTACAATCAGAATTATAACATTCAAATTTTATATTTTCTCCTGTGTGATGATCTCTTGTAAATAAGATATAATAATCATCTTTCATCATCTCAGTAGTAGATTTTAAATTTGATTCAATAATTTCTGTAGGTGTATGAAAAGGGTATCTAACTACAAAAATTGGTTTAATTTGTTTTTTCATTGTTTTGATTGTTTTAAATATTCCCCAACAATTTCAACTAAATCATTATTAGTTATGGGGATTCTTCCTTCTTCCAATTGATATTTTACCCTTTCCAAATAACGTAACCAATGCAAATTGTTTTTAGTAAGAATTGTGTCTTTTATCTGATTTAGTAAAACAATATCAACTTTATTCTTCATTTTGTATATTTTAAAGTATCTCCAATATTATATAATCCTTTTTTGGCTACAAATCTTGGGTATTCTTTATTGAAACTTAAATTATCTATTTGATCTTCATTTGTAGTATAAATACAAGTAGAATCTCCATATTTTTCTACTTTAGTTATTATATCTCCGTCAATAGTAGCCCAATTACTACAGCTAAACAAAAACATAACCATTAAAATTAATAAAATTTTATTCTTCATATATTCCTGAATTTTTCTTATTTTCATTACATTCTACTTTAATAACCTTTATTCTTCCTCCCTCATTTTTTGAAAACCAATCATTAAATTTATCAAAAACTAATTTTGCAGCACTTTCAGCACCAATTCTATCCATAAAAATTGGTTTAGCCAAACCCATAGTTCCTAACTGTTCAAAAATATCTTTATATGGATCATCTTTTTCAATTAATAAAGTATGATCAAACATTGAATCTAACCAATCTTTAAGTCCATTTCTCCCAAACAAACCAAAATCAACAATCCAATTCATTTCATCAAGTTGATTTTCTTCAACTTCTTCAATAGAAGCAAACCAAACCTTAAACTCAAAAGCATACCCATGTAATAATTGACAATGAGAATGTTGTGCTTTGTGTTGTCTTATAGCAACAGAAAAATTATCGAATATTTTAGTTGAACTAAACCTCCCCATTCAAAAATTTTACTAATTGTTCTTGAGAATTGTATCCTACCATTCTTCTTTTTTCTTCCCCATCTTCCAAAAATATTACTGTAGGAATATGAGTTATATTCCATTGTTTTGCATCTGATGGAGAGTATTCAAGATTAATTTTATCAATTTTGATTTGATTTCTAAATTGATCTAATATGGGTTCTAATTTTTCACAGTTAGAGCACCATTTTTCATGGAAAAATAATAGTTTTTGCATTGTTTTTAAATAATAGTTTTTATTTTTGTGGGTATTATATGTAATTTATTTGGTTTGTATTTAAATACGCGTTAAGACGTGTTAAAATTGATTTAATTTGTTGGGGTTGGGGAAAATGTTACTGTGGGAGAGTAATTTTCCAAAACATTTATTACATGAGATTTTGCAACTTCCCAGTCTACGGGTCCTTCCTCTATATTTGCATATTTCGCAGGATCAGGTCTTCCTAATTTAATAAAAGCTTCTATTCTTTCAACACTTGAAGCACTCTTATAGTCTGAATACCAAGAACCATAATATGGATTATAAGAACTTAACATTTTCACTTCTTGTTCTGTTTCTTTGGATTGGATAAATATTGGTTTATATGAAGTCATAGTTCTTGAATAAACTTCATCAAAATCTAAACCTAATTGTTTACAACATATTTCACCATCTTGTAAAATTCCAAATTTATCTATTTTAAGATAGGGAGTATAATAAGTTACTGAATCACCATCTTCATTTCCTTCTAAAAAGGCATTATAATCTGCATCTCTAAATTCTTGGCGACAATCTTTGTAAATAAAATGGTCGCCAGCATGCAAACCGAGTGCTATTTGGCATGGAGAATCTGTTCTTTGTGAAATAGATAAAGCAACTGCTTGAATAATACTGGAGAATATTTTATTACGATTAGGAACAACAGTATCTTTCATATTTTCCTGCTCATAATGTCCTTCAGGAACATCTTCACCTCCCTCTACTAATGATGAATTAAGTAAGGAACCTAATCCATTTAAATGAATAATCTGGTGGGATACAGGAATAAAATTATTATAAATTCCACTTCCATCAGCTGTTTGAACATGTTTTGAGTTTATATACTCAACTAATTCTTTTGCTTTTTCTAATTCAACCTTATGTTTTTGACCATAATCGAATGAAAGGCATTGAACTTTATAACCTTTACTTAATAAGTGAAGAAGTAAGGAACTTGAATCCATTCCTCCACTCAATGAAAGCACACAATATTTTTCCATATTTTAATGACTTATATAAATTCTATTAATTGATTTACCTATTTGGATAATATAATATCCTTCAGGCCATAACTCAACATTTATTGATTTATTCCATGTGTTCCCTTTAAATACAATTTTTCCTAAGTAATTATAAATTAAAACATCGGTTACAGCTCCTTTCCATTCAAATTCAATAATATTAGAATCAAATGGGTTTGGATAAATTAATACTTTTTCAACTTCAACATTATTTGTATTTGCAGTTTTGGAACACTCAACCTTTAATTTTAAATACATAGAAGTATCACATTTTGTACATCTATTTTTAAATGTAGATTTAATAGTATAATAACCTGTGTCTTTAAAAGTAGTTTTGAATATTCTATCATCTGATAGAGTATCAATTTTGAATGTTTTCATGTTTTTTCTTATTGTAAAATAAGAGACACAAGTGTCTTTCCATCCTAATTCAAATGTGTATTCGTTACATTTGTTTGAATAATAAATTCCTTGTTTTGACCAATCACATTTTTGTGGTGTAGTTTGAGCTATTGAGCTAAAAGAAAACGCGATTAATGCAATAATTGTAATTAATTTTTTCATATGTTATTTTTTCTATATATTAAAAGTCCTTGATAAAAATCTTCATCCACATTAATGGTTTTAAAATCCCAATTACCTCCTGGTAGTTTATTTATGTTTTTTATAAAAATAATTTTGTAAAGTTTAGATTTTTGGGGATCTGTTTTAGTTAAAAATGTATCTTTATTTTTATTAGAAGCAAAAAGAGTAATATTATTAATTTTTGGATTATTATTTATCCAATCAATTGATATATCAAAAACAGTTTTTAAAATTTTTATTAAATATTCATAATTAGTTTTTTGATATTGTGTTTCAACACCTTCTAAAAAATATGATATATTATAAGCAGGATAACTAATATTTAATTCTTTACAATCATTTTCATCAAATGGAGTAAAAGTAACTATTACTCCTAATTTATCCTCAGTTTTAAAGGAATATTTATTTGATGAATTTTTAATAAAATTATAAGAATTTATATTATTTAAATCCCCCACTTCTTTTACTAATTTTTTATATTCTAATACTAATGATATCATATATTGTAATATAATATTGTTTATTTAATTTTCCAAATTTATTTATTATTTAATATCAACCCATTCCCAACCTAATAAAAATTTTACAAAAAATCTATTAAATTTTGATGGTTTAGTATAAAATCCTATTTGAGTCCCACTATCCCCAATTACATAACCTCCAATTTTTTTCTTTGGTTTTTTAAATTCAGCTTTATATTGATTTGTATTTACTGGACTCATAGTTTGTTTGTTTTTTTAAACATTTTTACATTATGTTTTGCTAATGATATTTCAAATTCAGTTATTTTATCTTTTCCCCAAAATTGAGTTGTATTTAAATTTAAAATTGGTTTAGATTCAAAATAATTAGAATTATTATAGTTCTTACCTTCTAAAGCAGCCATTATAGGTGCACTTGTATCAATTGATTCAATAAATTTAAAATCTTTATAAAATTGAAATTCTGACCATATTGATGACCCCAAAAGATGAACTTTATCACTATTATTTAATAATTTCATTTTATGTAATTTTGAAATTACTAATAACCTCCCCATTGCTTTTCCAAAATCTTGATTTGGGTGTGGGAATAAATCATTATAATATGAAGCTCCATAACTAAATGCTAGTTTTTTATAACCTAAATCTTTATAAATTTGAGTACATTCAATAGCATCTCCTAATGATTTACCTTGTATAACAGCTATTTTTTGTACTCCTTTTGGTAATTTTATTTTAGACCATTTTTTAGCATTTACAATTGAAGCATCTTTATCTTCCCAAACATCAGGTATAAAGAAATTGGAAGGTCTTAATTCTTCAATCCAATGTATTAATCTTTCAAAATTATAAGCAACCTTAAGTTCATGTAAAGAATTATCTAAATAAATTTCTCTACCCAATTCTTTTTCTTCCAGAAAGAAATCTCTATATTCATCACTTTGGTCCATTAGGTGGGGTAAGCAATATGAATACTGATTGTAATTTCTACTTTCTCTTAAAAGTAATACTGGGGTTTCGTGACTAATTTTAATCATTCTTTAAAAATTTTCAAATATTGCGTTTATTAATTTATTTTGGGTTAATAACCATTTTCTATATTGATTATAAATTTCCATTATTGTTCCTTGAGCATAATTTTCAATAAAATCATTAACTTGATCTTCTGTTCCTTTATGGAATCTTCTCAAATTTTTCTTTAAATATTCTAATCGATTGAATTCATCTTTTTCAAAATCTAAAGATAATTTATTTATACGTCCAATATAAGATTTTTTTATTTCATTTTCAAGTTCATTTTGATTATCTTTTTGATTTTTTCTTAATTTAATAATTTCATCAACCATCCATTGATATTCATATTGAATTTGAGCTGCATAAGGAGAATAATCAAAATCCCCATTATTAAATTTTTCTTCAAATGATTTATGTTTAGATAATGGTTTGTGGGTTTCAAATCTTCTCCACCAATAAAATTTATTAAAAATTTTTGTTGGGGGTTTGGTAGGGGCTTCAAATGTAATAAAATTACAACCTAGTTCCCTTAATAATTTTTCTTTGTTCAAAATAAATTGTGTTTGTAATAAGACTTAAAAGTTACTCTTGCCAATTAGTTGATACCATGATTAGAAATGTATAAAATCCTCATGTTCTTCTTATTCTTAATGATACATTAACATTACAATACAATTTATTTTTTTAATTCCCTATAAATATTTCTCTTATCAATATTTTTTGCTAATTCTAACATTTTTCATTATTTCATCAATTTCTTCAGGAGTTAATTGTTTATCTGGATTACTTTTTTGTTTCGAATATAATTCATTTTTATGAATAAAAGCAAGATAAAAACGATCTTCTTGTTTTTTATATTCTCGTGAAAATATTTTATATTTATGTTTTATATCTTCATATTCTTTCACAGTTAAATCAAATCCCCTTTGTCCTGGTTTATTTCTTTGTGTCCACATTTTAACTTGATCTGGGTGTTCACAAACATTTGAAACTATTTGAAAAAATAATTTTCGTTGTGGTAATTTTAATTTAAACCAATATGTTTTTCTTGGCTCATCTTCTAAATCTCCATCACTAATACTATACTTTTTCCATTATCTCTCTCAAAAGAGTTTCAGCATTTTCTTTTTCACCACCAACTCCTTGGTTTACTAATGCTTTTACTTTTTTGGCTAATTCGAGACCTTTATTATCCATTTTTGAATTATTTTTTTAAAGTATTTCTTCTTTCTTTGGCTTTATTTACAGAATTAGTTGAATCATCTCTATCATCATAAATCCAACCTTTTTTAGAACCATAAGGAATATGTTTCCTATTATCATTGGATGCGAAATTATTCTTTTTTCCGTTTTTTCTACCTTTATCCTTTGACATTATTTTTATAGGTAAAATTTTTCTTGTTCTATATATTTATTAATTACAATATCTATTTCATCAGAAAATCCCCACCCACTTTTTAACATATTAATAATTTCTCTAACTTCCCAATCTTGATTAGTAATTAAATCATACCAAATATCAACAACTATTTCAGGAATTGATGGATATTTTTTTAAGAAAAATTTCAAACTTTCGCAATGATCTGCTCTTTGGCTCATAACTTTTATTTCTTTTTTACGTCGTAAATATACAACAAGGGATTACGGTTTCCAAATTAGTCGTTTGACTTTAATAACCATAAACTCCAAACCATAACACAAAAACTATGAAATATTTCAGCAATCGCAAATCCTTTAAATAATAATAAAAACAATAATGGAAAAAATATAGTTGAAATTGAAAACACTAAATGCATCAACCATTCTTTATATTGTATATATTTTCTATTTAAAAATGATAATAAAAATACCATTAATGGAAATATAAAAAAATAAAGTGAAGCTGTTATATCATGTATTAAAAAACCCATAGGATAAAATCCTGTTAGGAACAAACATAAAAATATTAAAGAAAAGCCCAAACTTAAAAATAATTTAAATTTTAATCTTTTGTGTTTTAAAATATAAAATAATGTATTTATAGATAATGAAACAGATAATAATTCTAAAACATGATTCCAATAAGAAGAAGTTATTGGGTTTGTACTAAAATAAGATAAAGGTATATCAAAAATACTAAATTCAGTTACATACCATGAAAATAAAAAAACACATATAAATAATATTATTGATATGATGGTTTGGATCTTTCTAATATAAAATATTTTATCCATACCATTTTTATTATAAATATTAATATGTTTTTATTTCACCTTCTAATTCTTGTTGTTGTTTTTTATTTCTCCAAGCTGATAAATTAGGATCATATTTATATTCAAATGGAGTTTTTATAATTCCATCACCTTCATCTATTTTTTCTTCATTAATATTTTCTGGGGTTACTTCTGGGAGTGGGGTTCCTATAACTTCTTCCTGAATTAATATATCTTCAGGTTTTTTTTGAATTTGATTAAAAGCAAAACTAGCAGATATTATTAATACAATGGCTAATGGATCAAAAACAAAAATTATTGCTAATAATAACCAATTTATAACCACATCCATAGGTTGGTGTGTAAGGTTACTTAAATATTTTAAAGGACCTAACTCATTAGATTTAGTATTTTTTGATTCTATTTCAAATTTCTTATTTGTTAAATCCAAAATAATAGAATCTTGGGATGATAATTGTTTTTTTATTTGTTTCTCGTCTTTTAATGCTAAATCAAGTTGTTTTTCATATGATTTTCTATTGCCACTCGAACTTGTTGTTAATATATTTCCTTTTTTATCTTTTGTTGTTTGGATATTATTTCCTAAATTTTCTCTTAATTTTGAAATACTTTGTTGAATTTCAAATAATTGTTTTGTATTTAATTTTTGAGAAGTTTCATTTAATTTTTGTTGTTTATCTATTAAACTTAATTCTTGTTCAATAATAATTGATTTATTTGAAATTGTTTGATAACCCGAACTTAATAATCCATAAACCCCAGCAGAAGTTATTACCATTAAAATAAATAAAGCTGAAATTAAATATGTTTTTAAATATATAGAAATTGATTTCCAATATCTATGTAATAAAGTTGCTATTGTTATTTTGCTTAATTCTAAAAATGAAGCCATAATAATAACAGGGATACGAGTTGCAGCAAATAATAAAGATAACCCCGTTATGCTATAAAAAGCTGCTGTAGAACTTAGGCCTAAGGCACAAAATAAAATAAGGAATGGTAAAAAATATTTTTTCATAACTAAAAATTTTTATGGAATTTCACAACTTCCTCCACCACAACTTACTTCTCCTTGTAGATTTGTAAGATCTGTTATTTCAATAACTTTTGTTAAATCAATTTCGTGTAAAAAATTTATCATTTTATTATATGTTTCTTCATTACATGTTTGGAATGGGGCTTGAGAATATGAATGGTCATTAAATGGAAGGACTGATAACCCATTATAAAACTTTTTATTATTCCACATCCACTCTCCTACCTTATCCCATTCATTTTCTTTTATAGATATAGTTGCACTTACATTATTTGTATTATCTCCTTTTCTATGTCCTTTTTTAACCCATTCTATATTAAATTTTTTTATTCTTTCTAATAATTCTAAAGATGTTACTTCATTTCTTAAAAATGCACCTTTTGGGGCCTCTTGTGGAATTGAAAATATAGCTTGTAAAGAAGGTTTTTCAAAATCATCTTCTAATAATTCTGGAAGATGGATTGATAGATAAGTATATAATGGTTCATTTTTTAAAATTCTAATAGTTCTAATGTAAAATTTATCATACCAATCATGAATCCCACTTGATGTTCCTAATACTAATGAAGAAGTACCTGATGGTTTTATTGTTGTACATCTTGCTGCTTTATTAATATTTATTATTTTAGCAATTCTTTCATTTTCTTCTTTAACTATATATGCAGCTTCTACCAGATTGAATTTAATTATTTCACCTGAAGCTATTCCCGTCATCCCAATTCCTATTAGGGCTTCCTTTTCAACTGTTTTTTTCCATATATCTCTTAAGTAATGGAAATTAGTATAAGATGCTTGTAATGTTCCTATAAATGATGCTGATTTTACTCTATTATTTAAATCTTTTTGTGATTCAATATCACAAACGTTTATTTCACAAAGATTACACATTTGATAAGGTCTCAATGAAATTTCAGCACAAGGATTAACTCCCCATTCTTTATCATTTGAAAAATAAATTCCAGGTTCTCCACTATTTGATGTTTCAACCTTCTTCCATAAATCTAAAAATTCATCTTTTTTAATTTTATGACGGAGAATCATTGCTGAATTATTTGCTCTTCCTCTTTGTGGATTTAATTCCCACCATGCCCCAAATTTACAGGTTAACATTTCCTCATCCCCTAAATCAAATAGAGATATTAAAGCTGCCCTCCTTATACCACCAGATAATACTGCATCTGCTTCATGACATATTATATCATGACATTCTAAAGAAGTTAATTTTTCTCCGTTTTGTTTTCTATCTAATATTTTTTGGATATGAAATAAACATTCTTTTAATGGTTCTGGACCTGGGGCTAAACCTCCTGCTGTTTTTAATGGGGTTCCCTTTGGTCTTATATCTCTATAATCAAAATTTGGCCTTGCCCCACCAACTAAGTAAGATTTTATTAAAAATTTAATAGCATCTGCCCATCCTTCAATATTATCACTAATTAAATATCGTTTTGTTTTTGTAGGCAGTTTAATTTCTGGAAGTTTATCAATATTATGATATTGAACACTATATCCAACCCCACAACCACTTAATAACAAAAACATTATTTCAGAAAAACATCTATAATTATCAATTGGACAGAAACAACAATTATAAAGCCTTGCATTATTTATCCCAACAGGTTTTCCAGCAAATTGTAAACTACGCATTGATGGTAATATTTTTTTATCATATACCATTTTATAATTTTCCTCAATTTCATCTTTCAATAGAGGAAATTTTTCAATATGCATTATTTTATTTCTTGTTACTATTTCATTCCATGTTTCTCTGCGTTGTTGTTCGGGTAGGTATTTAGAGTATTTCTGATGTATTATTATGTCTGATAGAATTTGTTGGGATATATTCATTTTGTTTTTGTTGTAATTATAAATATTATTGTATGTTTTTTTCTAATTCAAAAAATTTATTTTTTAAGTAATCTTTTTCATTCTTATTTATTCCCCCATAATTTTTATCTTTGGGTTTATCATAATCATCATCTAAATCATATTCATTTTCATCAATTTCAATATGACCTGTTCTTGTATCAATTTTTGGGGCAAAATAAGTAACTCCATCAATTCCATATCTATTCCCCATAAAATGAAATCTCCCTGTTCCATTTAATCTATCTTTTCTTCCTCTGGCTAAAGAAATAACTATATCCCCTATCATTAATTTATCATAAGATCCTCCTATATGAACACTTTCTAATATTTCTTTTTCAGCACCTGTTCTATTAGCTTGAGAAGGAGAACAAACAGGAATATTTTTTTCTCTTGCTAATCCTTTAGCATCAGTAAAAACATCATCAGTATCATCTTTTCTTTCTTTTCTTGATTTTTTATTCCTCAATAAGTCTAAATAATCAATATATAAACCCCCAATTTCAATCCCTTCTTGATCTTGTACTTGTTCAAAATGATGTTCAATTGTAGATAATGATGCTCTTTTAGGAGAATACCCTTTTATAATTATCTTTCCAGGGATAGTTGACATTACTTCTTCAACTTTATCTCTATGGTTTATTATTTCATCAACAGGTATTCCTGTAAAATATGAATCAAATCTTAATCCAACATATGATTCACTTAATTCTAATGAATAATATATAACATTTTTTCCCATTCTTGCGGCTTCTGCAGCCATTGCAACTAATGCCCAAGATTTACCACCTTTTGGATTCCCAAATATTAATACTAAATCTCCGTTACCATATCCCCCTTGAGTTATTTTATTAAATGTTGGCCATGGAAATGGGATTGGGCTCCTACTATCTTCTCTATATCTGGTTTCAATATCTTTTTCATATAAATGACCTATATCTTCATTTTTACCTGCTTTTGAAGCATTATTTATTAATTCTCTTATTGAATCATACTCACCAGCATTTAATAAATCAACAGAACTTAATAATGCTTTTTTTAGTTGTTGGTTTTTACAAAAATTACTAAATTCATTTTCAACATATTCTAAATCATCTGAATCTGATGATTTATATGCTTCCTTTATTTGTTCTTTAATAGATAATTGTAAAGCATCATTATCTATTTTTTTAACCTCTGTTTTTAGAGCATCAATAGAAATTGTAGTATGATATTTTTCATAAAATTCTAAAATTTGATTAATAATCCATTTTTGCCCAGAATTTCCAAAATATTCATCACTTAAAACATCATGAATACTAATAAGAAATTTCTTATTTGTTAAAAGCCCTGATATAACTTTTGTTTGAAAACTTAAACCATAAGCTTCTATACTATTTAATGTTCCTATAACCATTTTTTAATTTATATTTTCTAATTCTAAAAATATTTCATTTATCCAATTATCTACATTTCTAATTGAATTATTTAATCCATCATCTTTATATAATTTCATAAAATCTTTTTTATTTAATTTAGGAATATTTGTTTCTGCAAATTGTTCCAATCCATTTTTTTCCTCATCATCAATAATTGGATTTTTTAAATCCATTATTTTATAATTTCTTTTAATGTTTTCTTTTTCAAATAATATTCTTGCATAAATTAAATGTTCTTTATACCTCTTTTCACAAATATTAAATATATCTTCTAAAGAAACATACTTTAAATTTAATTCTGGGAAGTATTTTTTTAATTTTTTCTCTCCTAATCCTTTAATTCCTGATATTTTGTCTGAATTATCACCTAATAATGTTTTATAAATAATAAAATTTTCAGATAATAATTTAAATTTATTTCTTACTGAACTACTATCATAAAATTCCTTTTCTGATGGTCTATAAACTATAACATTATCATTTACCAGTTGTATAAAATCGTTATCATTTGAAACTATAACAACAGTTGAATTGTGTTTTTCTTTAAAAAAAGAACTATAATGAGCTATAACATCATCTGCTTCTACTTTGTCAATACTTAATGTTTTAACAGGTAAACATTTAAGATAATGAATTAATCTTATTACTTGGGAAATCTTTGCATCTTGTTCTTCCTCAATATTTTCAAATGCATCCCAATTCGTAACTCTATTAACATTTCTTCCAGATTTATATTCAGGAAGTAAATTTTTTCGATTTTGTGATGAACCTAATCCATCAAAAACAACATAAACAGAAGTGGGTTGGATGATTCTAATTAAAGCTCCTAAAGATCTTAAAGATCCACTCAACCCACCAATATGATTACCTGATTCATTTATGAAATTTACCATAGCAAAATTTCTCATAAATAAATTCAATCCATCTATTAATAAAACTTTTTCATGTTTATTCCTTTTAGGATTATTATTTTCAATAGTAACATTATTTAATACTTTTAATAAATCAGATTTATTCATTATTTATCTCCTTTATCTCTATTTCCTATTTCATTCATATATCCTAAATTTTGTGCTATTTCTGTTGTTTTAAATAATGGTTGTAAATTTGTGTAGTGGAAACATTTTTCTTGTTCCTCTAATTTTGTTAAATTAAATTTCACACAGGGTAATATATGATCTATTTCCCAAATTTCACCATGGTTTAACCATGTCATTTCGGGTTTAAATTGAGATTCGAGATAAATTTTAAGTTGTTCAACAGAACAACCTATTAAATTTAAAACTGATGTTTTCTTATTTTCATTTTTAATAGATTTCCAAAACCTCCCTCTTAATATTTTTCTTAATTTATGCTGTATATCATTTTTCCATTTATTTTTATTATATATATTTTGTTTTTCTCTATTTTCTGATTTGTATTTTTTATCGTATTTTTTAAATTCTTCTATTTCATTAATTCTTTTTTCTTTATGATATTTTAATTGCTTATCCCTATTTTTTTGGTCATATTCTCTTTTACATTCTTTACAATGAGAATTCCTGCCCAATTTCCCTTTTTTATCTAAACTAAAGTCATTTAATATTTTTTTATTATTACACTTCCTACAAAATTTGGTTTCCATAATATTTTATTATAAATATGTGGAAAGCCTCTTTTATTCAAAATCAACTAGATTTGTAATATCTTCTTTTTCATTCCATTCAGAAGAATCTTCTGTTATTTTGTATTCCCCTTCTCCTAAAATATTTACCCATTCTTGGGAATGTAATTTTTTATATTTTGTTAATGAATTAGGCGTATCATCTATAAAACCATGTATTGTACTAACAACTGTTCCTTTGGTAGTAATACCAGTAACATGATTCTTGTCACAAGATATTTTTGTTCTTAAAGCATATTCTACCTCTTTTCCATTTTTTACAGCTTTTATTTTTGAAGTACCACTATTTGTTACATTTCCAAAAGTTAAAACTAAAGAAGAATCATAAAAAAATGTATTACCTCCTTTATTTGTCATTCTTGGTCTTGACATTGGTCCTTCAGCTGGAGAAACTCCTGTTTTATTAACAATTAAAAATGTATTCGTGTATTTTTTATCTTCTTTTCTTGATAATATTATTTTTTGATTTATAAAATTACCAAAATTAGTTGCAATACTTCCTGCGACCCACATTGGATTGTTTTTGTTTTGTTCAATACTCATTTGACATGTTATAGAACCAACACTATCCCAAGCTATTAATAAATCATAAGGTAAATTTCCTTTATTTTGTTCATCTAATAAATCTAAAATAAAATTAGCTATATCTTCTGTTGTATTAAGAGTACTTCTATCTTTATAAATAAAGAAACCTTCATGATTAATAACAACTCCTTTCTCATCTAAAACATCTTCCATTGCAAACCCCATTGTTTTAAAGTGATTAAAATCATGTTTCATTTCAGTTATTATTAATACAGGAAGAACCCCCATCTTCTGAGCATTAACAACAGTTTCTATAAATGTTGTAGATTTTCCTGTATTAGAACCTCCCCTAATCATTGAAATATGACCCATAGGGATACCTGGTATTCCTAAGGCATCTTGTAATGCTTGGGAAAAGGGAATCCATTTCTGTTCTTTAAATTTAATATTTCCATTTAATAATTTTTTTTCTTTAAATTTTTCTAAACTAAAATCTTTTTTTAACTCGGAAGAAATAGCCTCAGTTAATGAGGCTTTCTTCTCTTGTCCTTTTTCCTTCAGCAAAGCTGTTAAATCTTTTTTTGCCATAAGTTTTAGTTATTTTTCGTCTTCTTCAAACAATTTTTCAAATTTATTTGATTTAGAATTTGATTTTTTAGTTGGTTCATCAACAACACTGCTTGGTGGAGTTACAACTTCTTCTTTATCTTCTGATTCTGGATCTGGGGATAACCAATTTTGAAGTATTTCTTTCAATGTATCAAAATCATATTTCTTTTGAACTTCTAAAATATTAGGTTGATTTTCAAGCCATGTTTTTATTTGTTCAGCATCTTCACTTAATTTTGTAGTTTTAGGTTTTATTCTTAAAGAACATTTAATTCCTTGACGACCACCCACTTCTCCTACAACTGCATCTATTGTGAAATCTCTTCCTTCATTTACATCGGTATAATCTCCATAATCTTCATCATCAGCTATTCCTAATAATTGATTATAAATCTCTTTTCCAAATTCCCAAAGTCTTACTCCTTTTTCTTCTTCTCCCCTTACTATAACAGGAGCAAAAATTCTGGTTTTTGGGTATATCTTACCAGCCATTGTCCAATCTTCTTTATCATTGGATTTTTTTAGTTGTTTTACAAATTCTACAATTGGATCTTTTTCACCCCAATTAGAAAGAGCAAATATAGGGAATTTTGCAAATCCATAATGCACTAATACTTCTTTAAAAGGCATTTTTTCGTCCCACTTAGAATTTAAAATTCTTATTTGGTATTTACCTGCTGCTTTTGGTTTCCAATAAATTGTACTGTAGTCAATTTTTTCTTTTTTTTCACCCTTAGGTGCGTTCATTTCTGTTAATCGGTTTTTGATTGCTTTTAAATCCATTTTCGTTTTTTATTTAAGTTGTTATTTATTTAATTCGTTTGTCTTAGACAATATATGTTTTTCCTTTTAAGGAAACTAATTTAAATTTTATTTTTCATTTCCCACTTATACCCAAATGCTGTCTTTTGTCTTTTTTTAATACAAGCTGTAATTCCAGAAGCATTTTTTGTTTTATTAAAATATAAATAAGCATCTTTTATGGAATCCCATTCTTTTATTAAATTTCCATCTAAATCATATTGTAATACTGATTTTGTATTCCATGGTCTTGGGATACTCATATTTATTTTAGCTTGCTCAGATCTGGGTTTTCTTAATTTTATTTTTCTTTCTTCTGATAATGGTTTTCTTAATAAATCTTTAGTTTGTTCAGAACAAATAAATCCAGGTTTTCTTCCAAAAGTTTTCCCTTCTTGTAGTATTCTTTTATACCCACTATTTTTATCTTTTCTTATTTTTCTATTAATTCTCTTTTTACCCAAATTATATTTATGACCTTTATTAAAATTACTTATATAATCTTTTTCTTTTTGAGATTTTGTATGTTTTCCTTTATTAGATCTACTTATTTTATCTTTAGTTTCCTGAGATTTATATCCACCTTTATAATCTTTTAATTGACAAAATAAAGCATTTTCCCAACCAAACTTATCAATAAATTCTTTTTTATATTGATATTCTTTTTCATCTAATTCTTCTAAAGAACATTCTTCAATAATTTCGAAAATATGTTTTTCAAAACCATGTTTTTTGAGAGATCTATATATTTTTGGTTGAGACAAACATTGTAAATTTTTATATTTACTTTCCCTTAATTTAATATTTAAAGATTGACCAATATAGGATTTATTATTGGGATTAGTTATTTTATATATTCCTATTATCAAATTATATATTAATAATATTAAAAATATTAGTTTTTAACTGTTTGAAATTACCATTTTGAGTAACTAAAATACTATTTTTATATTTACTCCAATCTATAATAAAATTTTTATCTATTCTCCCCCCATTTAATTCTTTAACTAATGAATTTAATGAATTTAATGAATATAATACATTATATTCTTTATTTCTATGAACTGAAATTGTATTAGATGGAATATTATTTATATTTCCAATTTCAATATTATAAGTTATTGCAAATTCTTCACTATCTTTTATTTGAAGAACAAATATCTTATTATATAAGATTGTATAAACAGATTTTGTATATTCTACAATATTATCTATATCTTCTTTCGTTGTAAATGTTAAAAACAATTTATTATTCAACCCTGTTTGTTTATTATACATATTAAAAATATTATTAAAAATTATAATTTTCCCCAATTTTTATTTTAAAATTTAAATTATTTTCACGCAAATATTCGTATATTTTTTCCATTGTTTCTTGTTCATTTTTATCAAAATCAAATAACATAGAATCATAACAATATAAAACTATTTTAGTATTTTTTCCTCTTAAAATTTTAATTATATCCCACATTATTAAAACATTATTAGTTGTTTCTTTTAATTGTAAAACATAATTAAATAATTTATTTGGGTTCATATTTTCTAATTTTTCTTTATCAAAAATATGACCACTTATTTCATCTTTTATAAAACCTTCTGAATTAAATTTGTTCCATAATTCATTAATATAAATTTGAGTTTTTTTAAAAAATTCCCAATCTTTATATTTTTTATTTATATTTCCATATAAATTTCTAAATACTTCTTTTTTTGATTCTTCTAAACTTAAACCTGAATATTTGGAAAATGTTTCATAAATTGGTTTTTCAAAATTATAATTTACTAATTGGGAAACCAGAAAGGGGTGGTAAGCAGAAAAATCTATTTCGATAAATTTATTATTTGATGGGATAAAACATTTCCTTACCCCATCTTCTTTATTTAAAGCAGCAAAATTTATTCCATTAAAAGAATTAGATGGTCTTCTTGTTAGAGTATGCAAATTATATTGTGTATAACACGTCTTGAAACGTATATTAAACATTTGGTTTATATTACCATAGTATTCCGTGAATAATGGTTGTTCTATGTTAAATCCGTTATTTTCTATATAAAAAAATACTATATCTGCTTTATCATTAAATTTATTTCTTTCAGATGGGAAATATGGTTTGATGTTTTTATAAATTAATTCAAATTTTTCATAATGTTTTGTTATAGGAATTATTTTATTTATTTCCAAATTATTAGGATATAAATTGTAAAAATGTTGATAAACGTTATTTGTTATTTGCTCTAAATTAGGACAATTATATAAAATATCAATACTACTATTTAATTGGAAATAATGTAAAAATTGTTTTTTGTTTCTTACATATAAATTTTCATAAGTTTTTAAAAAATTCTCAACATCACTAAAATTCAATGACAAAGATTCACTATGATCTAAACATAAAATATATGCTTTTTTAGATTCAATAGGTTTTAAATATATTAAAGATATGTTATTTAAAGAAGGATGTAATAAATCATTATAAGGAATAATTTCAATAAAAGCAGACCTATATTCTTTTAATTGTAATTTTTCCAGTTGTTCATAACATTCAATTACCCAAAACATATAACCTTTTTAATATATTAATAAAATAATATAAAATATTAAATTATCCTAGTCTTTAAAATATTTAGTATAATCTTCTTTTAAAAATGTGGAAAAAGATACTAATTTTAATTTTAATGAATAATATTCAACTATACTTTTATTAGTTTTATAAACTTTTTGTTTATTACCTTTTATTTTCCAAGGTATTGAAAAAGGAATATATAATTCCCAATTAATAGTGTCTTCTTGATTATTTAATTGATCAAAAGTAATATTATCAATTTCAATATAAATTAATTCATTAGATTTTTTACAAAAAAACCTTGTAAAAGTTTCATTATCATAATCTACTGATGTTGGTGAGGGTTGAATAAATAAAGGATTTGTTTTAGGTAAATTTTTTGATTTTGTAATTATCAAATAATCATAATTATTTCTTTTACTTAAAATTTCTGTATTATATTTTTCCCCTGAGGTAGAAATTAATTCTTGAGTATTTATATCATCTGGGGTTAATCCACTAAATAATTGACCAGAAGATATTTTATAATAAGGACCATTATAAATTGTCCCATTAGATTTATATACTAAATCTCCATTACTAAATAATCCTGTTGTTATTTGAGATTGAGGATAGTACATTTTTTATTTCACGTTTATTTTTTTATATTCTAATTGATTCCAAGTTGATTCATTAGTAATATCAAAACTAGGATATTGAGCTTTAATACTTGCTAAAGTAGAATTTATATCTAAATCAACACTAAAATGAACAGGATCATATTTTGAAAATTCACCCCCCCATTTCAATGGATATTGTTGTGCAATATCTATAAACCCAGTGGATATCCAGTCTGATTTTGAACTATTTAATACATAACTAATACCTGTTTGTCTGTTTTTTAAATTTAAATCAACAGCATATCCATAATTATGTGCAGAATGGCCTGGTTTAACTGGAGGGTATTGGGATTGGTTTTTAAAACTTCTATAAACACTTGTAATTATTATATCATATCCTTTAAAATTAGCTAAAACATAATTAAAAAAACTAGTAAATATTGGTATAACATTAGGATGTAATTGGTTTGTTAATTGTTGAAGAGTAATCTTTTGAGAAGTTTTATTATCAATTAAAATACTTGGTTTATTATCTGTTTTTGGGTTGGCAAGTGTTGGAGATGGGTTTGGTTTTATTTTTTTATTTTTAACCTTATCTCCATCTGTTATTTTTGGGGTTGAAAATGATTCTAAAACTGTAACCCATTCATTATTTTGAATATTATTTGTAATTGATTTTATATAAAATTCTAATGAATCACTATAATTAGAAGGTAAAAATCTAGAATCTATATTAAATTTATGATATACTTTCATTCCTGATAATCCATCCATTGTTAATGAAAGATTAAATGGAATAAAACCTGTTGTAGCTGATACTAAAGAATCTTGTGGAGTTGGTGGATTATTATTTAAATTTTGGTTTCTTGATTCTTCTGATCTTAAGGATTGTTGATATTCCATCATACTTGATAATATTTCTGGAAATTTTTCATATTTGTCTTCATCCCAAATAGGAGATTGGGAATTATTTATAGATCCTATGTTTTCTAAAAACTCAGTATATTTTTTATTTATATTTGGGTATTTATCTTCTAATGATTGAGATGTATTTGATTGAATAGGATTAATAATTGTGGGTTTTGTTCTATCAACTAATCCTCTATTTAATTTTGATAAAGCTGAAGAATCTTCCCCTATTATATTTCCTGTTGCAGCTGCTGAGTATGCAATTAAGGTTGAAAATTGGGGAGATAATTCTGTTTTTATTGAAAATTTTCTTACAAAAGTAGATTTTACTTGCCCTTTATTAAAACCATAAACTTCAAATTCTGCTGTTTTTTGTTGTGAATTTGGTTTTATTTGTTTTAAAACCCAATCTTTATCTGGTATTAAAGTTTCATCTCTAATAATAGCTGTATTTGTTGTTTCATCCATTATTATATGTAATGAATTTGATCCTCCTGTAGCTTTACAAATTGCCCCTAATAAATTTTCAAAAAATTGTATTATAGTAGTTTTATTTGATTCAATATTAATATTATTTATTAACTCAATAATATAATCTGTATTAATATAGAAATTCATTAACTTAGCATAAGTATTATTATTATGTTCTACCCAAATAAAATCTTCACATGCGTCTGCTAAATAATTAACAACTCTTGGAGTTCCTGAGGCTATTTGTTTTTTAAAAATACAAATATTAGGATTTGAACTTATAAAAAGATGTGGAATAAAAATTATATTAGTATCAGTATTATAATCAAAATTTATTATTGGGGTTAAACTTGATCCATTCTTTACTATATTTATTTGATTTTTTGAAACCCATTCAATAAAAGATCCTAATCTTACATAATAAGTAGGAGCATGACCTTGCCATTGTTGATTTACAAAATCTATTTTATTATCAGAAATAATATTTCTTAAGGAACTCATCCTATTCCCTGTATTATTATGTATTATTGTTTTTTTAACTGAGTTGAATAAGTTTTCTATATCATTTCTTGATATAAGGGGGGAAGGGTTTAAAGCTGTTGATAAACTTGGGGTAAGGTTAAATGGTTTTCTTAAAACCCCAGAACCAACAGGAGGGATTTCATTTGTATCCATTAATAATTTATTCATTTTTAGAGATTCAATTACATCCCCGAGACTTATTATGGATATTATTATATTATATGTTCCATCTTCTTCAAAGCTCCAATCAAAATTTTTAACTGTTCCATATAATGCATCATAATTCCCTTCAGAAGATAATCGTTTATTTTGAATTTTTTCTAAAATATTTTCATAACTTAATATGTTGTCTAAAAATTCAGTTTCTAAACTGGAGTTGTTTTCTTTTAAATCTTCATTTTTATTAAAATAAAAAGAATGACCCCATTCTAATAACACACTAAATCCTAATCTTAAATATAATAAATCAATAATTTCAAATTGAGTTCTATTATAAGCCCTTATATTTACTGTTGCTGATTTTATGCTTCCTCTTGTAAGAGTTTTTATCTCAGCTGATATTATACCTGGCATTGGTCTTAAACCAAACTCTAATCCACCCACTCCATAAACATTATTATTATCTTGACTTTCTGCTACACCTGATCTTTGGCTTCCTTTATTTGGTCTTGTTCCATTAAACAAAACATATTGTTTTGCTAATTGGTTTCCCATATTATTTGGGATTGTTTTTAATGTAGGGCTATTAATAATATCTCTATTACTAATATCTACTGATGAAACCAATTTTACCCAAGAACTATTCCCATGTAAGTATTTATTTATATCATCATTCTTAATTTGAGAACCATGTTTTTTTTGTCTTACATCTATTTGTTCAATTATTTCATTTGGAAAACTTTCTCCAAGTACATTCATGAATTTATTAGTCTAAACTGTTGAAGAATTTTTGTAGGGTTAGTAGGAATTCTTATCTGAACTCCTTCAGGAACCATTAATGTTCCTTGTTCATATTTTGGATTAGCCATTGATATAATTTTCCACAAAGAAGAATCATTATAATAATCATCAGCTAAAGTATCATATCTATCACCTATTGTTGTATAAACATATATATCATCTTCAGATAATGGAATTTCAGGATATCTCACTGTTTGGTAAGTAGGAACACCATTAATTTTAATTTTATTTATATCTTGATATATATTCATCACTCATCATTCATTATAAATTTTTCTCTTTTATATTCATTTACAAACCCATCTTTATCAACAGTAATATTTTGTTTTGAAGGGATAAAATTATGAATAGGAGTAAAATTAAAATTATTAACTCTAATAATATGTGGTAATTCACGAATAGTAGGATCTTTATCTCCATTATCATCTATTGCTATTTCCCAAGTAGCATCATCTTGTATATCAACCGTCATACTATTAATAAAACCAGGAACTGCAGATATATAATCCCCTACAGTTAATTTAATTAATGGTCCTCTCATATACCCCTGTTCACTGTAATCTGGAGCTAAATTTGAGACCAAATAATTAAGTTTTCTATATAAAGGTAATAATTCTTCTCTTGATTGTGCTGCTATCACCCAAGATAATGAAATAGATCTATTAAACCCGTTATAGTTATACATGTTTTCACCTCTTCCAATATATTTTCTATTTGCCCAATCTGCATTGTATGAATCAGATATTGGATTTAAAAATGCTCTAAAATGTATAAATGTAGGGTTTTGACCATCATAATTTATTGTTTGAATTCTAAATTTAATAGCATCACTAGTATCTTTCTCTTTTACTTGACTTGATTGATATAAAGATAAAGCATTAATTAAATCAACAGGGCCATCCCCTGTTCCTGCAGTATAAGATTTTAGATTTTTTAATTTTTTTCTTCCAAATTTAATTCCAGGGTTTCCTAAACCTAATCTATTTTCAATATTTTGTGATCTATAATCAGGATTTATAGTTGTTTTAATTCTTAATTTAGTTCTAAAATCTTGAATTTTTGGACTGAAAGATTTAGTGTTTCTTCCAATATTTAATTCAGCTGAATTATTTATTTCTTCTTGAGTTAAAACATTTGTGTTATTTTGTTCAGTTTTTATTATGTTTGTTTTTCCTATTTTTTGCATAGGATCATAAACACTAATATTCCAACTCTTCCCTCCTTCTTGATTATATTTTTGGTTTATTTGAAATAAATCTGAACCTTTAATTTGATTTTGATAAGTAAAACTTGCACCTTTTACATTTAGTATATTAAAATCAATAATATTGGATTTATCTGTACTTGAATTTTTAATTCCAGATTGATAAGTACCATCAATTATTTTTTTACCAAATTTATTATTTTTACCTGTTCTTTGTGAAGAAAATTTTATGTTTGTTTTTCCTAGACCTAACACAGATCCAGGCCCACCACTATATGACAATATATTAACTTCATTTCCTAATTTACCTTCTGATAATTGAACTAATCTGTTATCTTTAGTAGTTTGATCTTGTTTAACAACATCAATATAAGTACTTTGTCTTGTTTGTTTATTAAAATGAAGACCTAACCCAACCCCACCAACTTGAACTAATGTTGATAAAGGATTATATAAACCATCATTAAATATTTTACCGCTTGCTTGAGTTTTTGGGGCAATACGAGATAATAATTCTTGTTTAGCAACAAATAAAAAACCATTTGGGGATTTTGTATCTATAAAGAATTTAGTCATTCTTTCAAAATCTTCTTTAGATCTTTTTAAAGATCCTCCCCTTAAAATAAAGTCTGGGTTTGAATTTATTATTCCTGTTGGGATTTCAGTTTGGATGTATGGTTGATTAGAATTTCCCCCTCCGTGTCTGTCTTTCCCAAACTTAATAGATTTTAAATTTGTAACTAAATTTATTAGCATTATATATTTATAAGCTTATCGAGGTTTATTATCCAAATATTTTTTAGGTGTTTTACCATCCAAATCAAATTTAGAATATAATAATGAATTTGGGTTTAATTTGGTAATACCATTATATTTAGAAGGAGTTATACCATCTAGATCTAATCCTGAAAATATGAAGGATTTTGGATTTAGTTTTGTTTTTTTATCATATTTAACAATACTATCATTGTCTAATATAGTTCCACTTTTTGTAAATTTTTCTAATAGTCCCATAATTTTTATTATAAATATGAATTAGGTAGTAATTTTATATGTACTCATATTAATACCTGTTCCTAATTTTTGTGAATCTAAATATATATTTCCTTCTTTATTTAATATTTTTGCTAAAATCATTTTCATGTCTTTAAATTCTTGAATTAATAAAGAATTATCATTTTCAAAAACATTATTTGATGATGAAAATAATTTAGAATTAGTATTGTTTTTAATATTATTTTGGTTGTGGGTTTGGATAAATTTATTATTATTTTGAACAATTTTTTCTATAGATTTATAATCTTGATTATTAATGTCTTGATTATGGATTTGGTTATTAACCTGATTATTGTTATTAGTATCTTGGTTTTTAAATATGGGGTGATTTTGGATTGATTTTTCTATAGATTTATAATTATTTGAAGTTTCTAAATTATTTATTTTGTTTTCATCATTATCTAATTTAGTTCCTCCTAATATTATATCATCTTTTCTAAATTTTTGGATTGGTTGGCCTGGTCTTGAAATGAAATCTTGTGCTGTATTAGTACTATTATGAATATTTTCAAGTTTTTGTTCATTTACTTTTCTAATAGCTTCACTTAGGGTTTCTTCTAAACCAGTTGCACTTAAATTATATAATGTTTTTGAAAAAAATCCTAATGGTTTGGATTTTTCTACAGTTCTTTCATAATCATCTTTTTGTTCTTGAGATAAATTTTCGTATTTTTCAGATTTTTTAAAATCTTGTGATTGATTTTCAATTTGTTGAGATTTTGCACCACCAAACAAAGAACTATTAGTTATATCTGTTAACCAAATAGCAAATCTTTCTAATGTCCCCCCATCAACAAAATTTGAAAATATTTGTTTTGCTGCATCTAATGACTCATTAAATTTTTGTTGAGCATCAGTTGATCTTAAACTTTCTAAAGCTTGTTTACTAAATAATTCCGTTAATTCTGTGTTTTGAGTTTTGGCAATTTTATAATAATCTTCAATATTTGCTGTTCCTGATTTGAATCTGATGAATTCTTTTTCGTTTATTTTACCATTTTCTTTTAATTGGTTCAATAAAATATCATTAATAAATGTTGCTTTTCCTTTAGCAATATTTAATTCTTTTTGTTTCATAACCATTTCTGCCATTTCTTCTCTTGACATACCCAATGTACTTGCAATAGCTGCTTGAGTAATTCTATTAGAGTTTGAAAAAGAATTTATTAATTCTTGGTTATTTCCAATTTCCCTTGTTAATCCTTCAATGTCATTTGTTAAAGCAAAAAATCTTTCTTGTTCAAAATTTAAATCTCTATTAGTTAATAATTCAGCTTCTAATTCTGATGAAATTGAGGATTCAAAATTTAAAAAGGAATCCGCTATTTTGTCTATTTGGTTTAAAGTTAAACCAAGTTCTTTGGCTTGAGAAGTAGCTAATGTTAATTCTTTAATACCTCCTTTTATTGATAAAGCTATGGAGCTATGTGTTTCTAAAACATCTTGTAGATTTTTTCTTTCATCTAATATTATACCAGATTCTAATTTTCTTAATCTTGTAGTTCCTAAAATGACTTTTTGGGTTCCTTCAATTGATTTATTAAATAAATTACTTAATCTTAATAATCCATGTTGTTCTTCTTTAGATAATTTTAAATATTTTAAAGCATAAGCAAATTGAGCAACAATCTCAGCTCCTCCTTCAGATATATTTTTTGTTAAATCAATAGATGTACCTAATAAATCATTAATTTGAATACTAGATTCTATTAAATCATTTCTTGTTAATAAATTTCCTTTCTCTATATTTTGATAAAGACTAATGGACTTTATTATTTTATTCCATGATTTTTGGGTTTCTTGAGATGATTCTTTTGATATATTTAAATTTTTAGCTAGATTTGTAGTTCTTTTATCTGCTTCAAACATCAAACCTACCAAAGATTGAAAGGCTTTTACAGCAACTGTTATAGCTAATAAAGGACCCATTGCTGCTGCTATTGAAGGACCTAAAGCTTTTGCACCTGCAGACATTGTTTCAAATATACTAGCACCATTTTTTGCTACTACCCTCATTGCTTGATCTGCATCTTCGATATCTAAAATATCTCCTAATACAGGTATTTTTTTAAATCCTTCTAATATTTTTCCACCAATTCCTATTTTTTTTTCTATTTCTTTTGTGGATTTTAATTGAGATTCTAATTCATCAGATATTGATTTTTGGCTTAATTTTTGTAATGATAATTCTTTTTCAATTTCTCTTAAAATTAATTGCCTCTCAGTTAATTGATCTTGTTGTTCCCACCCTAATCCCTCTTTTTCAGATTCAAGTACTTGAATAGATTCATTAACATCTTTAATTCTCAAATCAAGTGCTAATTCATTAGCTTTTAATTTATTTAAATCCTTAGCAATATCTCTTGAACTAATATTTCCTGTTAATAATTGTTGTTGGTTTTCAACAAGTTTTTCATTAAGCTTATTAAGGGTTCTATAAATAGATGGTAATTGTAATTGTAGATCTTTGGTTTGTTTTACTAAATCTCTATTTTTATTAATTACATTGTTTTGTTCTATAAAAATACTATTTGATTCTTTTAATTTTGAAATGGTACTAACTATTGCTGCCCCAAAAGTATCAATTTTACTTTTTATAGTACTATATAAATCAGATTGTATTTCAAGAGAAAGTTCAATATCAGCTAATCTATTAATATATTCTCTTGTAGATTCAATTAATTCTCTAAAAGAAATATTACTAATATCATTTTTGATTTTTCCAGTTTGGACTAAAACTTTTTTTAAAAGCTCTTCTGATTGGGTTAATTCGATATTATCCATTTATAATGATAAATATGAATTATTTAGATTTTTTTCTAATTGTAGTTTTATAATCTGCATTAATAGATCCTGCTTCTTTCATATTCTTAATAGAAGAAGCAACAACATCATCCATATTTGTGGAATTTTTTGCTTGGATATGTTTTAATATTTTATCATGAGTGAATTTTCTTAACCATTTAGGCATTTTATAGACTTCTTCCCAACTATATCCTCCATTCCCATAAAAAACTATTTCGTGAATTTCAGTAAAAAGACTGTTTCTAAAATATTGTATTGTCTCCAAGGTCAGGCCAAAAAAAGGTAAGATTTATTGGTATCTTGACTTCCTCCTCATCGCCATTATCAAGTTTAAGTTTATAAACTAAATCAATATCTGGGGTAATTTCTTTTATGTAATTTCTTAATGCTCTTGAATCTTGGGCTAGAATTTGATTATCAACAAAATTTTTAATTATGTTTTTATCTGTTTCTCCTCCTACTTTAACTAAGGTATGTTTTAATCTTGTAGTAACATTAGTAGAAGCTTCTGGATTTAATTTTTTAAAACCTTTAATTTCTTCCTGGATTTTATCTTCGTCTATTTCATTTAAAAATTTAAATTCAACTTCTGTTGAAGATTGAGGTAAAACAAATTTAACTGTTCTATCTTTTGTTATTAATGAAGTATCAAAAGGTTTTTCATTAATTTGGGTTAAATCAATCTTATAATTTTTTCCCTTATATGGAATTTTATAATCTTTTCCATACCCTAAAATACGAGCAGCAATTATTATTGCATTTTTATCTCCACTATAAAGTTCTTTTAAATTTATTTTACCAAGAGTTAAGGATTCTAATACTTTATCTAAAACAGTTCCATTTTGAACATAATTTTCATTTGATAAAATATCTTCTTCTTTTGCCCCCATGTATTTCATTTCAACTTTTCCTGTTGAAAGTGGGGAATCGGGTGAATATAATAAACCTTTAGAAGGAAGTTCTACTATTTCAGTAGGCATTATGAATTGTTCCATATACTTAATTATGATGTGTTATCACAATATAAATATTAGATTTTAAAATTCCTAATAAATTTTAGAGTTATTCTCTTACCCCTTTATTTATTCTCCAACCTGCTTATCTTATTATTTAAACTCCTTGAAACCATGTTTAGTGGGAGTTATTTGATTTTATCCATGGAATAATTAATACGAGTTTTCCAAGGGTACAGGTTTAAAAATTTATTAGTATTATTTTATTACTTTGGATTGTAAATGAATTTTTTCAGGTTCATTTAAATCAAGAGACATTTCATTAATTAAATAAAATTCTTCAGGTTCAATTCCAAATTTCATACAAAAAACTAAACAAAAATCCAAATCCAAACCTGCATATTTTTCATTATAATTTTCAACAAAATCTTTTCTCCAATGTTCAACAATTTTAGATAATACTTTTTCTGCTTCTGTAAATGTTTTCATTTTTTTTTATTTATTATTTCTTATTAAGAATTCTTTATCTGCTTCAATATGCCAATCTTGAAGAACCTTTTCATTAATCAATTTGATATATTCATTCATTTTTTCTTCATCTTGTTTTACACCTATATCACAATTATTGTAAGATAAACAATAATGTTCAGATTGATGGTACATTATTGAATTCATCCCTTTTTGAATTTTATGTTTTGGAATCAAATAAACAGTTCCTTCACCTTCTTCAAAATTTAAATCATATTGTGGAAATTCTTTTTCAACAAATTCATAGAATTTCTTATTAAAACGTTTTTTATATTCTGTTTTTGTGAACATGATTTTATTTATTAAAATTTAGAATTAATATTTGTAATTTTTGAAGTTGGAAATTTATTTCATTTACTTTATCAACCAAATCTTTATATTCCATTTTTACACCTTTTGGGTCTGTTCCAAAATATTCTAATTCGTTTTTTTCAACAGTTAAATTAAAAAATTGATTTAATAATTGGTTTCTTGTTATTTTCTTTTCCATAACTTTTATTTTGCTAAAATTAAATTATTAATTTGTTCAACATTTGAAATTTGGTCAATTTGACGACAATATTTATGGATTTTTTTAAAAACAATATTCATTTGTTTTGGAGATAAAAATCTTTTTTCCATATAAAATTTGGCTAATTTACTCAAAATAAAAGCATCACAAGGAGCAAAACCAACACTGTTTAGGTTTGAAGTATTATCTGAATTTTGTTCATCTTTGGTTTGGGCTTCAAAAATTTTAATTAATGCTTTTGTTGCCCAAGTATCTGATGTTTTTAGTTTTTCACGAATAAATTCTTGTCTTTGTCTTTGTGTAACCTTTATCATCTTCATGGCGTAAATATACGACCAGGGATTACAATTTCCAAATTAGTTGTTGTATTTTACACGTCTTGACGCGTATTTAAATAATACATAATATTAAAACACAGTATACCATGCAGTATGAAAGCCTATGCTAAAAAACACAGGCTTCAATAAAAATTTGATTTTGTTTAAATTAAAAATTCAATACACAACCTGAATGTCCTATTGTTAATTGGATATTTTGTGCTTCTGCATCTGTATCCCAATTCCAATCTCCCATATTTGCTGATTTGATAAATGCTCCTTTGATTACCCACTCACTCACAATATCACCTACAGGTCCTAATATATCTAATGTTAAGTCTTTCATATAGAAATCAGAATATCCTGCTCTTCCTGTTACTGTTTCGTGATGTAAACGAACCCATTCCATTACTGCTTGAGCTCCTGAAGGTGTAATAGGATCAAATAGTGTCATTGTAATATCATTCCATACTAATTTACCTTTTACTTTACGGTAAGTATTTATATGATTTAATTTTATTTCACCTTGATCAAATCCTATTCCATTCAAAGATTTAATTAAATATGATGGGATTCCATCTACATACATTATAAATTGATTTACTCTTTTAGGCTCAAAGGCGCTATAAAAAATTTCATTGGGATCTAATACTGCCATTATTATTTTTGTTTATACATATATTAAATTCTAAAAATATTATGATTTACTTTTATTTCTGTTTCCTATTTCATTTTGATAACCAAAAGATTGTGCAATTTCTGTTGTTTTGAATAAGGGTTGAAAATTTGTATAGTGAAAACATTGCTTTTGGTCTTCTTCTTTAGTTAAATCAAATGAAAAACAAGGAATAATATGGTCTAATTCCCAAACAGGACCCCAATTTTCCCAAGACATCTCAGGTTTGAATTGTAATGAAATATATTTTTTAAAAAATTCCAGAGAACATTTTAATAATTTTAAAGTAGGATGATTTTTATTTATATTATGATTTCTTAACAAATCATTTAATCTAATACTTAATACTCTTCTAAGTTTAAAATTTGGGTTATTGTCCCATTGATTTTTATTCCATTTTTTAAAATATTCTCTATTATTTTTATTCCATTTTTTTGATGCCTTTTTACTAACTTCAGGATTATTAATTTTATATTCTAACATATGGGTAATATGTTTTCTTTTATTATTTTTATACCATTCTTTAGATTTTAAATTTGAGGATTCTCTATTATTTTTATATGATTTGTTATTTATTATTTTCATACATAATCTACAAGTACGGGAATAACCATCATCAATAGTTTTATTTTTGTTAAATTCAATATAATCTTTTGGTATTTTACAATTATTACAATTTTTCATTTAATTATTTCATTTGGGCGTTTTTACATAATAAAAAAGGGGTAAAAACCCCTTAAATATCTTATTTTTTATCCAAAAGTTGCTCCTGTTGGAGTTATTGTAAAGTCTAAGTAAATAAATTCACTTGTTTTTGTTGGAGAAATATAAATTTGTCCAACTAATTTATTTTGGTCAATAACATCACTTGCTCCATTATTTGTATCATCCATTATTACTTTACTTGCATACAATCCATTTCTTTGTTGTACTGATTCAAGATATGGGTTTACTTGGGATAAGAAGCTATTACGTGTAGCAATTGTGTTTCCTTCAAATACTAATCCTTGTGCTACACCACCTATAAATCTTTTTAAAGTAATTAATAATCTTCTTACATTAATTCTATCTAAAGCACTTGCTTGAGTTTGTAATGTTTTTTGTCCATATACTACTATACCAACACCTGGGAAGGTAGCAATAGGATTTATTTTATTTTGATATAATGTATCTCTATCAGATTGTGGAAGTTTTTGCATTGCACGAATTACTGTATTTAATCCACCTCTATTTATACCTGCTGGAGCAGACCAAGTTTCAGATACACTATCATTATAAGCATAAACACCTCCTATTACAGTTGAAGATGGAACCCAAACATTTTTACCTGAATCAGGATCTATTACTTGAACCCAAGGCCAATAACTTGCAGCATAACTTGTATTTCTTGCGTTTGATTGAGCTGTTACTGAACTAATTGTGTTTACATTATATGGTACTAAGTCAAGAACATAAATATTATCCCCTCTTTCTTGAGTATTTGATATTATACTTGTACAAACTGATGAATGAAGTGAGTTAAATAATCCAGGAGTTAACAATACATTAAATTGGAAATCATCTTTATTTGATAATAAAGATACCATATTAGAATATGATGAACTTGGAATACCTTGTGATCTATTTCCGTCTGTTATACCATCATAAAATTGTCCTGTTGTACTAACAGATCCTAAAGCACCACCAAATGATCCACTTGTATTTATTGGAAGTGAAGAAGTATAAGCTGCTTTAAAATTACCTGTATTATCAAGATAATCTGGTGTTAATATTCTTACATTTGCAACTCTAATATATTTGGAATTATTTGGGTAAGACCCACTTATTTCCATTTGGTTTGTTGTTGAATTATAATTTTGAACTTGATCTCCAATTACTTTTGAAATAAAATTAGTAGATTTAGGATCTAATGATAAATTAGTAAATGTTTCTAATATAACTGGGTTGTTTCTATTATCATTACCTCTTCTTACTAATAATGAAAATTGTCCTGAAGCTGACTCAACGTTTGATATTTGCCATCTAACATTATCTGCTGAACCACTTATTAAAGAACCACTTATATCCTGAGAACCAGTATTATTCATAATAATACCTTCAGAAATAGTTTCTAAAACAAATACTTCTGCACTTGCAGAACTACAAATTATTGGAGTTCCTGATGATGTTAATGTTGTTGCTGCTGTAAAAGTTCCACTTGCTACCCTTGCTACTAATAAAGAATCACCTCCATTATTAAAGTAATTATAAGCAGCAATTGATGTGAAATATGTAAATATATCACTTCCACTTATAAAGGTTGTACCAAATTTATTTTGATATTCAGAATAAGATGTTACAATTTTTGGGTCTTCAACTGGACCTTTTACTGTTGGACCTATTATAGCAGCTCCTACGATTGCTGGTTGGGCTGATACTTGAGATTGGTCATTTTCTCTTGTTAATATTCCAGGGCTAATTAAAACTTCACTCATTTTAGTTTATATATTTTGATTTATTATAAATATTAAGAAAATTATTAAAATTTAACCTAATATTGTAATTTCTTCTTTATCTATATCAATGGACCCATTTCCATATTTTTGTTGTAAGGTTAAACCTAAATTATCTTCTTCTATTTTGAGAAGTTTTATTTCTTCTTTTAATAAATTCTTTTGGTTTTCTAAATTAATAATTTCAAAATCAATACTTCCCAAATTATTTATAATATTTTGTCTTTTAGAATTAATGTTTATTAATAATTCAATTTCTTCTTTTAATAATTTTTTTATCTCCATTTTGTTTTTTATATTATTAATACTAAATAATGAAAAGGATCATTGGTTACCCCTATTGATTGTGAATATTGGAAATTCTTTTCTCTAACTTCAAATACACTTGGAGTTACAAAACCACTAGCTACTAAAACACAAGCATCATTTACTGCTATAGGTAAAGTAGAAGCTTTATTTAGACCAACAACAAAAAAATCTGTTCCAAAAACCTTTCCTGCTATTATACCTGAAAAATCAACTGAAGCTGAACCTGAGGCTAAATTTTTTACCCCTGATACTAACTGGTATGATCTTTGTCCAAAAGTTCCTGCACCAGAATCAAAATATCCTATTCCTGTGTTTGATGGAGCATAGGATGCTGATATAGCTTGTGATGCTGTTACATTCAATCTGTTAACTGAAGGTTGGTAGTAAAATTTTGAAGGATCAATAAAAGCTTGATTTGAATATACAGTTCCTTGGATTGATGTTGGAGCTATACTTCCAAAATATGGATAAAATTGAGTTGCACTCCCTGTTTCAATTGTTGTTCTTAATTTTGATGCTGTATCTGAATTATTTATTGTTCCACTTATACTCCCTGTAACAGTTAAAGATCCTGATAAGTATATATCATATGCATCTAAACCCATAAATGCATCTAATGATTGGGTTATATGGGTGGCCTCAATGGTATTATTATTGGATATGCCTGTTTTTGAAAGATTTTTTGCCATTATTTATATATTATACGTATGTTTCATAATTATTTTGTAATGCTTCCCAATTATTTAATATTTGATCCCAATTATTCCCAACACTTCCAGTAGCACAGGATGAAAAATATGATTCCCAATTATTTAACATTAATTCCCAAGGAGTATTAATATTTTCCCAATTATTTGTAGCACAAGGGTCAATTACTATGATTCTATCTGTTGCTAAAATTTCTGCTGGTTCTGTTATTATTATTATTTTGGCTTTACTAGTAAATTTCTTAATAGAATTAATATCTTTTTGTAATAATTCAGGTACTATATAAGCACGTAATTTTATATTAAAAGTACAACTAACTAATCTTTCTTTATCATCTAATATTTCTGTTATTGTATTAAAATTATCTATTTTAGCTTGAAATTGGTATTTTTCCTTATCCCCCCAATATGAATCAGAATTATATTCAATAGCTTCAATTATTTTATTAATTTGTTCAACATAATATGTAAAAACAACACAACTATAATCAATTATTAAATAATCAGGAATTACACTTGCATAAAATGTTTTAACTGGAACCCTGTTTGTTAATAAATTAAATTTATCATAATAATTTTGTTTTGAATATTGTTTTTGTGCAATGTAATAATTGTGAGGATTATTAGCATTCATTTTATTTCCTATAGATCTATCTTTTTCAATATTATTTCTTTTAAATAAAATCAAAGGAGACATTATTTTACCATTTTTGTCTCTATAATATCCATCTTTTGTATATGATTTCCATTTTTCTTGACTTCCATATTGGACTGGAACTTTTATTCTTTGGTTATTTTGAATAACATATGGTTGGATTATATTTTCAAAATAATATAAAATAGATTCATCTATATCTTTAAAACCAATTGAAATAGGTTTTGTATTATCTCCTCTAAATGTAACCTCATTTCCTCTATTTATTGGATTTATATTAGGATTTCCTCTCCCCAATTTATCATATGGAGATTGTTGAGATAAAATAATATCTCTTTGAGATTTAGGAATTGGTATCTTACCTTTCATTTGTAATATTTACCTTATCTGAAGGAATTATATGACATTCACATATAATAGAATTATCCCAACCAAATTTTTCTAATCCTGTATTTAAAGGATTTGGGCTATTAGGATAATCAGGATCTTTTCCCATTAAAAATTGGTTTGAAATAATATTATCTGTTTCAAAATATGAGTTATTATACATTATTAAATCACCAATAAGTGGAACTATATTTTTGTCTATGAGATCATCTTTTAAGAATGCAAATTTTATTTTCCATTCTAAATCAGATATCATATCCATTACATTAGTTTGTTGATCATTTCTATCTATTAAACAATTAAAAATAATTGGGCCATCATAATATTTTCCTTCACTAGATTCTCCATATATATTAGTATTTGTTTTTTCAGGAATAAATTTATAAAAAGAAGCTTGTTGAGTAATAATGTTTCCCATTAATTCACGATTAATGTGTCTCATAAATGAAATGTCTCTCTCTTCTCCAAAAAGCGCCATAATTAACCTATAAATATTGGATTTGGTACATAAGATAACTCAGCATTTCTTGCAATACTTTCATTATTTCTTCTTTCTAATAAGGATTGTCTTGAAGTTGAATCAAAATAATCTTTTAATTTAGTTATTAATATTTCTTTTTCTGATTTTGCGTCTCCTAATAAATCTGCTTGATTTAAACTTATTCCATCACCTGGTACTGGGATGGTTTGGTATTTTCCTCTAATATACCCTAACATTTCCTTACAAATAGCTAATGTATATTCAAATATCCAAGATCTTCCAATTGAATTTATACCTGTATAGGTTGGGTTTGTGAAAGGTACATTTCCAATATTATTTATTTGAGATGGGGAAGATACAACAGAACCACTTATTCTATCATTTAATTTAATATAATCAAACCAAAGAGTTTGGACTGTTTCAGTTGGGATTGGAAATATTCTTAATTTATTATTTATTAATATAAAGGAATATTGAGATCTTCTTATTTGATCATTAAAATCAATTGATTGAAGTACTTGTAAATCATAACTTATAGGCATTAATAAAAAGTTAGTTCCTACCCCCATTCCTAATCCTGAATCTGGTAATGAAGGTGCTGAACCTAAACCTGAATAAGGATTAAAATATCTATTAATTGAAGGATCAGATTGGTAATATATTTTTTTAATTTCTATACCTCCTGATATACTTTGGGATAAAGCCCATTCAGTTAAATCATAGTCTTGTATACTTGAAGTTAATGCTATTGAAGCACTATAATATGTTACATTTCCCCCCACTCCCGCTTCACTTGCATATTGTTGAGATAATTTTATTATTGTTGATAAATTAGGAGTTATAATGGAATTATTTAGGTTTGATCCTGTTGATAATCCCTCAATTGATAAATAATTATCTCTTAATTTATAAGCATAAAGTTCATTTCCATAAGTTGTTATAGAATCTTCAAAAGCTGTATAGAAATTAATATCTTGTAATTCAACATTTGATATAGGATAGCCTAATCTTTGAGCACAAAATTTTGCTACTTTATCTGCATCTGTTTGAAATTGAGTGTCGGTATCGTAAAATCCAAAAGGTGTTGATCCTGTTGTAAATGATGATGAACCACTCCATATAGGTATATTATTCATTTGTTATCTTAGTTTTAGGTCTTGATTGATTTTCAAATATTGTTAATGGTCTTGTATTTTTATAATTAAATGCTATATAAATATTTTCTTCTTGGGAAAAATCAAAACTAAATAATTGTTTTATGTGATCAATTTCCCAATAAGAACCATAATTATCCCAATTCATCTCGGGAGTAAAAAGAGATTCAATATAAATTTTATAATCATCTATATTGCAACCTAAATATTTTATTTTATTAATCTTACCTTTTTTTATATTTGAATATATTATGTGTCTTATATTTTCTTTTAATTTAAAATTTATATCTGTTTTTCTTTTTTCTTTTTTATATTTAAAAAATTTATGTTTATTTTTATCATAAAATTTTTTTTGAACAGGTTTTGAATTATAATTCTTAGCGTATTCTTGAATTTTTAACTTATTTTTTTTATTATATTTTATTCGAATATTTTTTATAACTAATGGATTATTTTTTGAATATTCCATACTTTTTATTTTCCAACAAACTTTACATACATTAAATAATCCTTGTTGACTTTTTTTATAAAAATTATCAATTGTTTGATTTATTAAACATTTCTTACAAATTTTTAATTTAACTAAATAATCACTCATGTTTTTTTATGTAATGTTAATAATTTTTGAGTATATGTAATTCTAAAAGCACCTAATTGTTGATATGTATAATAGTTTCCCTCAAAGTATAATTGAGATTTTGAAAAAAATCCTGTTTTTACAATAGAATTTACATCTATTCTTACAAAAAAGGATAACGGATTACTATATCCAGTATACCAAGGATCTTCTTTATAATATACTTGTCCATTAGGTAAATAATATGCTTTTTCTTCTCTTGGATATTCAGCTTGTAAATTTATGGGGAAAGAACCCACACTTACTTTTTTATTTATTTTAAATACAGGACCTGTTTGTATAGAAAAAATATTATTTCTTCTTTTTCCATCTAATGTAATATATAATCCTGTTCTTCCAATAATAGAATAATTATGATTATCATCAAATAATTCAAAATTAAACACAGGGGCTATAATGGGTGTAAAAAATTTAGTACCCACAATAATATCACTACATAAATTTATTTCATAATTTACGGGTACAGGATAATTATCTCCTTCTAAATTTTTAGGTTGAGAAAAAGATAAGAAACACATTAACAATAACAACATTAAAATCTTGGCTTTCATGAGATTTGATTTTTATTATAAATATTATAAATTTGATGATTTGATATACTCTTGTATTTTTTCTATTACTGGATGACGGTGATTTTGGAGTAATCTAATATAAGAAATTTCATCTATATTTTTACTAAGTTCTTGTAATAATATCATCCCTGAATCTAATTTGTTTTTTAAATCACATTGTTTTTTATCCCCACAAAATATAAGTTTACTTGTTTTTCCCAAACGACCTAATATTAATTCTGTTTGTAATTTACTACAATTTTGGGCTTCATCTATTATTATTAAACTATCATTAAAAGTATGTCCTCTAAGAAAACCAAGTGGAATAACTTTAATACTTTCTTCTTTAATAAGTTTAGATATTTTTTCTTTATCTCCTGTTAAAGTTTCAGCAATATCATAAATTGGAAAAGTTAAATATTCTAATTTTTGATCAACCCCTCCAGGAAGATAACCAATATCTTCTCCTGCTGTAACAAATGGTCTTGCTATTACAATTTTATTTATTTCTTTTTTAAATAATAAATCTAAAGCAATATTAACCGCTAAAGTAGTTTTACCTGAACCTGCTTGTCCATCTATAATGGATATAGCTGAATTTAGTATTTTGGTTTTGGCTTCACGTTGTTCAGGATTTAGAGGGATTTTGAATGAAATAGGATTTTTGGGAACTTTTTTATTATGGAAAATTGGGTCATTAACGTTATTTGATGACATATATGTTTTGTTTATAATTATTTACAAATATATTATTAATTATATTGTCTTTAACATGTCTTAACATGTTTTTAATATATAAACAATTTAAATTAATATAATACCATAACATAAAGAAAAATTATAGTAAAGACACGAATCTTTAATATAAAATATATTTTGTTGAACCACAATCCCAAATTTTAGTATACCCAAATTCTTCCATTATTTGGGATTCTGTTTTAGTAATATCAGCCCCCATATCTTTTAATTTATATTTATTGAAATTATATCTATGAATTCTATTACTAAAATTCTTAGTATAAAAATAATTAGGGTTGGATGTTGAATGTTTTATAAAACCTGATTTTAAATAAATATTATTATTTGGGTCTGTCCATCTATTATCAGAATATGAATATATATATTTTGGATTATATTGTTTTTGAAAGTATTTTATTAATTTTAAAGAACCACCAACAATATAATTAGAAGAAGCATATCTTGATAATTCATAAATATTTGATTGATTATTATTCCCTCCTAATGAAATTCTGGGATGAGAAAATGTCATTACACCTACTAAATTTTCTTCATAAAATAATCCTAATTTAATTGTACTTCTATCTTCCCCTTGTATATGGTATTTATTTAAAAAAATATTTTTATCAGTGGGGTTGATTTGTTTTATTATACATTTTCTGGCATAAATTGGTTTTTGTTTATTAGGATTTATTATTGAATTTAATTTTGATTTAACTATCTCTGTTTTATTAATCCATTCGTCAGAAAATATTTGAATTAGTCTTATTCCATTATTATTACACTTTTTTAATTTATTTATATGATAATCTCTAAATTTTCCATTTTTTTCTGAATGCCAAAATAATTCATTATATTCAATCCCTATATTTAATTCAGGAAGAAAAATATCTATTTCTCCTTTTTTAATTATATTTCTGGAATTACATATTATTTCTCCATTATATATTGTTTCTATAAATTTTAATAATTCAATTTCTTCTTTGGATTGTTTACCTATTCCACTAAATACTTCCCAATCCCAATGACCTTTAATATAGTCTCTATGATATGTTTCCTTTTTTAAATCACAATTTTTTCCATTTTCTAAAATATTAACTAAACCACCACATCCACACTTACATAAAGGAGATATATTATCTAACATATTTTTTATTATATATTCACTTTTGGTGATGTTGGGATGTATTTTTGAAATATGATACATCAAATGTTGATTACTATTTAATTTTATTTTACATTCTTTGCAATAAATTCCTGATTTGTCTTTTTTTTCTATTTGAAGAGTTTGGGCTGGTCTATATTCTCCATATTTTTTTATATATTCTGGTGTTTTAGTATTATGAAACCATCTAAGATGCATGGACATAGATCTTATTGTTTCTATTGAATTACAGATTTTACATTTATGGATTTTTTCAGAATTATTATTTAAAGAAATATTAATAATTTTTTCTTTATTAAATCTCCATATATACCCTCCAGCTTGTTTATATTTTTTATTACAACATTTTATTATAGAATCATAATTTGAGAATTTAACAGATGCTTCCCTTACATTATTAAAACATTGAATATATTTACCATTTAAATCATATTGGTATATTTTTGAATCATATAATTTTTTCATATTTTTGAATTAATAATTAATTATTATTTATTTAACATATCTAATATAAATACAAAAAGTTGGGGTATCAAAGATACCCCTCATTTTTTAAAGATTATATTTAATTATATTAGATTGTATTTAAACCATCTATATATATTTTACCGAAATATTCAGGTCTTAACATCTTTTTAGCATATCTTGTAAGTAAACCTTTTCTTGGGGTAAATGTATCTGGGTCGTAAACAATTGGAGTTTGAATCAAGGCAACATAAGGTGCAAATACAGCTCCAGCTTCTAGGAATTGATTTCCTCTATATCCCATTAACATCAAGTTTTCAGTTAAATATGGGTTTTTGTAGATTTGATATCTTCCATTTAAAGATCCTGCTTTTTGTACTCCAAATGCATACTCCATTTGTGAAGCTTCTCCATTACTTGTTGAAGCAAATCCTGGGATTGATTCAAGTATAGTTGCTACTGTTGGAGATGTTACTATCCAATTGGCTCCACCTCTTAATGTTAATTGGTGAATTTTGTTACTTAATTTTTGTACTTTAGTACCTAATGTTTGGAACCATGCACCTTGTGTGTTGTAATAAGCAGATGTTATTGTTCCAAATGCTGTTCCAGCTGCATTTAATACTTGGTTGTTATTAGCACTCCAATACTCAGTTCCTGCTGCTGCATCTTCAATCAACATATCTAAGATTTCTAAATCAATTTCCATTGAAATATATTCACTCATTATATTTGTTAATTCTTTTTCAGCATCAATATTTTGGTATGCTTCTAAATCTTGTTGAAACTCAGGAGTCCAAACTGCTTTTAATTTTTTAGTTTTCGCAGTAATACTTTGGCTTTGCATTTTAACATTAATCTCAGGGATTACTATTGTTGTTAAACTTGCTGAGTTAGGTATTGAGAATGAACCTGATGTTGAATCTTCAAAATCACCTCTTAAATTATCGGCTGTTTCTTTATTATAGAAAACAACATATGAACCTGAGTTTGAGTTTGCTGTTGAAGCTGTTACAAAGAAGTTAAGTTCGTTGTTTATAGAATCATAATAGTGGAATTGTTGTAAGTTTTGTGCAGCTGTTATTGAACCTGAAGTTATAACAAATCCTCTTACTGCATCTCTGTCAAAATAAGGCAATGCTGATGTTGAACCAGTAATTACTAATCTTTTTATTGTTCCTGCAGCTACTGATGCTGAATAATTAGCATCAAATTTAATATCTGATAATGATGCAGAGTGAATATTTCCTGTATCTGATACTGAAGATGAGATAAATTGTGATGCTGAGAAGTTATTTGTAGAATATGTAAATCTTCCTGTTCCATATAAACCACCTGATGGAGCTAATGTTTGGAATGGGAATCTACCTGCTGAGTTTCTTTGTCCATAAAGTGATTCACCTGAGTTAAATGGAGTTTTTGTATTTCCATATTGGAAATCAAGGAAAAACACAAGTCCTGAAGGTAAATTCATTGGTTGAACTGAAACAAATTCTTTAGCAGCTATTTGAGAGAATACTTTACGTACTAAAGGCAAAGCTATACCTGCCCAGTTTTCTGATTGTCCTACTGTAAAAGTTCCAGCTCCTGAACCAGCACCAGTTGTATTTACTTCTGTTACTAATTGTTTTGCTTGATTTTCAAGCATCAAAGCCATGTTATTTTTTTCAGTACCTTTTAAACCGTTTAATAATCCAGTTTTAGACCATTTATCAGCTAATTTTGCTGATTCTTTTTGGACTGTTTTCCATTCGTTTGCACTTTCTAAAAGTGATTGTATTGATGTTGTTGTGTTCATTTTTATATTTTTTGTTTTTTAAGTTTAAATGTTATTTTTCTGGAGATAGTCCTGCTATTTCCATCATTCTTGTAAATGCTTTGTTTGTTTCAATTATAGGAGTTTTTGTAGAATTACTATTCATATTTTCTACTAATTTTATTGCACTCCCCATAATTTTTTTATTTTCAATTATTGGTTTTTTAGACTTGCTTAATCCTTCATTTAAAGTTTCATATACAAGTTCTACTTCTTTTTTAGTTTTTGTTTTATCAAATGCTCTTAATACTTTAATTTTTTGGTTTTCATTAAGATTTTTTGATTTAAAAATTTTATTTGAATAAAGTAATTTTGCGTTGAACAAATTAACTTCATTTAAAGTTTCTTTTAATTCATTTATTGTTTTTAATGCTTCTTTGTATTGATTTTTTAATGAAGAATCTTCTTGAATTGGTTTTTTAACTTCTTTTGAATTTTTCAATTCATTCAATAATTCATCTATATCAATATCATCTTCATCATCTAAACCAAGAGCATCTTTAGTAGATAAATGATGTTCATCACCATATTCTTCTACTTCTTCAATTTCTGGTTCTTCTTCTAATGTTTCATTTTCACCTTCACCTGCTTTTAAATCACCTGATGAAACCATATCTTGAATAACATCTTCAACAAATGCTTTTAAATCTGTTTCTGTCATGTTTTCTAAATCGATTTCTTCATCTTCTTCATTTTCTTCTTCCCCGTCTTTAGGTTCTTTAGGTTCTTTAGGTTCATCTTTTTTAGCTTCTAATTGTAAATCGTCGTCTTCTTCTAATCCTGCTAAAAGTTCATCTATGTCTGAATCTTCTGTTCCCATTTCTTCATTTTCGTCTAACTCATCTTCACTTTCCATTTCAGCTAATTTTGCTGATAATTTTTCTTTTAGGAATGGTGTAAATGTTTCGTTTAAAGCTTGTGTTGCATTTTCGATAGCTGCTGCTTTAATTATTTTAGCATCTGCTATTGCTTCTTCAAGTAAATTTCTTTTTGGTGTCATTAAAATTTGGTTTTTTGTGGTTGTGTACGCTTATTAAAAATTAAAACGTAATAAGAAATAAAATATTTAATACAATATAGAACATTGCATATTCCCCTATACGTATATAGAAAAAAATAAAAATATAGAAATTAAGTTAAAGTTTGTAAAAAAGGAATAATTTTAGATTCTAATAAACTATATCCTGAAGCATTTGGGTGTAATCCATCAGAAGTATATGTTCCAACATTACCTGCATTTATCCCCCCATTATTATATTGATCAAAACAAGGGATATTATTAACACTACAAAAATTAACTGTTGCAGCTGATAATTGTCCAACATTACCAGGAAAAATTTGACTACTTGTTTGAATAGCATAAGCTGGGGATAAATAAACTATATGTTTATTTGGAAACATGGCTCTTAACCCATTATTCATTACTTTTAAAGCCCCATAATATGTTAAGAATGTGGTATCTGAAATATCACCTATTATTGTTGACATATCTGTTTCTGAACCAGCAAAAGATGAATCATTAACTCCTCCTGATACAATTACTAAATCAACTCCACTACTTGATAAGGCTTGATAAACTCCTGATGATGCCATTCTAACATCAGTACTAAAACCCCCATAACAACATAATCTTCTCCCATTGAAACCAAAATTATATATATTTGAAATGCCTGTAGCATTTTTTATTGCTGTAAAAGGGCTTCTGAAGTTTACAATAGAATCCCCAAAATAATCAGCTGTTATTCCATTTAAATTAAAATATGCTGCTCTTTCTGTGGTTCTAAAAGAATTTATATAATTCATTTTTATATATTATTTATACCATTAAATGTTTTTACTTCAGCTATTGGCATATTATTAAATGTTTTTACTTCAGCTATTGGTACTCCAAAAAAACTTTTTATTGAAGAAGCAACTGCTACTTCAGGTACAGAATATCTTTTTGATGGGATTATAAAATTATAAGTTGGGTTACTTAATATTTTTATTTCTGCTAATGATGGTAATCTTTTATAACATCTTACATCACTTATCCACCCTCCAAATTTTTTAGAAAAATCACCAGATTGTGCCCCAATAACTGGGTATTCACCCCCTGCCATAGTAATTGTTCCTATAGTACCTGTGCTTGTACCTACTTGTGTTCCATCTACATATAAAGTAACAGTATTACCATCACGAACCATTAATAAATGTTGCCATTTTGTTGTACTTTGGGTACCAGCTTGTACTGAAACAATAGGATTACTACCATCCCCAGCAAAACATCTCCAATTACCAAATTGTCCTTGTATTTCAAACCAAGTAGCAGTATTTGCTGATCTTCTCCAATTATAAAGAACATCATCCCCACCTATAGGATCAAAAGCCCAAAGAGATACAAAATATTGGGTTGGGGTGTCAGTCCATAATTGTGGAGTTGTTATATAATCTGTAGATCTATTAAATTTCCAAGACTGAAGATTATTATTTTTATTAAGAGCCCATTGAGGGTTTCCAACAAAAGTTCCATGTTTACCATAACCTGATAAATCTGGAAGAGTTCTACCAGAACCTAACCCAATATAATGAGCAGCAAGACCTGTTCTAAGTCTTGGGTCTGTATTTTTGGGATTAAATACTCTTTGGCCTGAATGTTTATATCTCATTAAGTAACAGTTTCAGTAAATCCATACCAATTTATCATATGATTACTACCTGTAGAATTTAAATTCACACCTGTATTGTGCGTTACAAATATTACAAATTTTTTAGGAAGTAAACCTCCAAACAGAGCAGCAACTGATTTAAAACTAAAGGGATAAGATATGTTGGATGTAGTAGAAACTACTGGGATAACATGGGCTAAAACTAATCCTGAATCTCTAACCTCAGCATTTGTTAATGTTTCTGCACTATCAGTACCATCTAATACATCAGGCCATGTTGGAGTATCATTTATAATAGCAGCAACATAAATTCTTATCTCTTTATTTGTTGTAGGTGTAGTACCAACGGTTATTATACCTGATAAACCAACATCAAGAAATAAATTAGATGTATTATCAAATTCAGTTGATTCTCTTCCTGTTAAAAGGTTAGCATCTGTAGCAAGGGAAGCAAGAGTTATTGGTATTGACCCTGACCCAGCATATTTATTTTTAATTTCTGACATAATTTTTTATTTTTGTTTCTTATATTTTTAAACATGTGTTATATAATCATTACTAACATCTACATCTATTTCGTCTGTTGTATTTGCCCATCCTATTCTTCTTGTTACACTATCTGTTCCATTAGGGTATGTTTGAGTAATTGCTCCTGAAGATGTTGCAAGCATTACAGGGCCTGATACTGTAAATGTTGGGAACAATGAATCTGCTCTAATTTTCCCTCTAAACATAATTGTAGTTCCATTATTATCATTTCCTGCAATAACACATATACCAACTCTTACATCCCCTGATGTACTACTTTGGCTTGCATTTGTTTTTACCCATTTACTACCTGAAGCTCTTAGGTATATGGCTTCTCCAAATGCTACTGTTTCTCCTAAAGTTCCTGATTCTGCTACAATTGCTGACCAGGTTCCATCTGCACTTAAAGCTGTATCTAATAGTATACTTTTATTTTCAGCTAATACTAAATTTGATATTAGTGTACTACCACTAAATAAATTAACATAAGATGATGAAATTATTGCATATGAAGCTGTTAAAGCAGCATAACTTGTAGATACTGCTGTTAATGAACTTGTTATAGTATTAAAACTTGAAGTTGTTGTAAAGGAACTTGTTACCCAATCATATACTACTTTTGAACCATAGTATGTAGTATTACTACTACTACCTGATAGTATATGTGTTACTTTATTTAAAGAATTTTCTGCACTTCCTGATTTTACTCTTATTGATTTAACATCCCAACTTGCACTTCCGAAGGAAACTAATTCCCATTCATCATCAACAGAAGCAGAATAATTTACATTACCAGGTAATGTTAAATTTGCTGAATTTATTAATACTAATGCTTCTTTAAATGTTAAATATTTTCTTGTACCTACTTGGGCTGTTGAAAATGATGAAATAGAAGCAGAACCAACTATATTAAGAGAATTTCCTAATGAAGGTCCTATATCTACTATAGTTGAGGCGGATAATGCTGAACCTGTTCTAAAATTTACAGGTCCTATAAAATTTCCCCCACTTAAATAATAACTTGTACTTGCAGCAAATGAAGCTGTTAATGAAGCATATGATGAAGAAACTGTTACAAATGAAGCTGAAGTTGAACTATATGATGCAGTTAATGAAGCATATGATGATGAAAGAGCAGTTATATCACTTGGATTTAAAGCTGCAACTGAAGTTGAAACAGCTATAAATGAAGAGGAAACAACTATAAAAGATGCTGAAACTGTATTATGTGATGCTGTTAAAGCAGCATAGCTGGTTGATACTGCGGAAAATGATGCAGTTAATGAAGCATATGAAGTTGAAACAGCGGAAAAAGATGCAGTTAAAGCAGCTAATGAAGTTGAAATGGCATTTATACTTGCAGTACTTAAAGTTGCTACAGAAGCTGATACTACACTATATGATGCAGTTAAAGAAGCATAAGAAGTTGAAACAGCATTAAAAGATGCAGTTAAAGAAGCATAAGAAGTTGAAACAGCATTAAAAGATGCAGTTAAAGAAGCGTAAGATCCTGAAACAACATTAAATGAAGCTGATGTAGTGTTAAAAGATGCAGTTAAAGAAGCATAAGAAGTTGAAACAGCGGAAAAAGAGGAAGTTAATGCAGCATAAGAAGTTGAAACTACTGTTAATAATGCTAAATTTCCACTTATTTGAGGTTGTATACTACTTGTTACCCCTTTAACAAAACTTAATTCTGTTAAACTTGGATATGTTCCTGTTGGTAATGATCTTAATCCTTTATTTATATCTAAATGGGCAATAGTAAGATACTGTTCTGATGATAAGCTAGCTGTTTGTGGAAAATCAACTATATCAGTACTCATACTAATAGGTAAATTTGCCCCATTCCCATCACTTAATTGTTTAAGAGATGAAGATACTGGATTATTATCTCCAAATTTTATTATACTATCAAAAGTAGTAGCTGGGGTTGACCCCGAAAATGATGTTCCCATTTTTTATTATAAATCGTTAGTATCTTTTAAAGCACTATATACAAAAGCGGCACCTGAAGATTGACTAACTGCTGTTATTTGAGCATAGATAGGAATCCCCGCTTCGAAAGTATTTAAAATTGAACTTCCACTTGATATATTACCAGTAAAAATAGTTGCTACAGATCTTGTAATAGGCATATACAAGAAAAAATATTGTCCACTTCCTGAAACTGAAGCTGAACCTGTTAAATATGTTCCACCTCCTAATCCATAAGGATGTCTAAATTCATCTATTCTACTCATTATTTATTTATAAATATTGAGAAAAAATAGAAAAATATGAAATATAAATTTATTTGTTTTTTAAATCCTAAAGAATAGGGCATGAACCATTATTACATAAGATTTCAGTAATAATTTGATTAATTCTATTATACTTGTTTAGGTCTATTTTATTATTTTCTTGCCCTTCATTTATCATTTTTACCCAACTGTTTTTGTTTGAGGGTTGAGAAACAGCATCCCAAGTTATAAGGTCAAAGTCATCTTGAACCTCCATCTTACCCTCAGCTACTTGTTTTAGGCTTCCCATACCCCTACTAGAAACACCTACAGCAACCCCATTTTCTAATAAAGCTCTAAATATATTTCCACTTGTTGTTGGTAATATTTCTATTTTTCCTAAAATATTATTTCCATCCCACCAAACTTCTCTTATTATATGAGATACATTTTTTAATGAAACAATGTTTGAATCAGGATGATCTAATTCTCCTGTACTATTGTTTAATTTGATTTTTTCTTGAAATTTTCCAATTTCTCTTTCCCAAAGTTCACGTGGGTAAACTCTACCATTACCATTTTCTTTTTCAACAGTTGCTAATGGTCCTTCAACAATCAAATTACCTGTAGAAGATTTTTGTCCTTCTCTAAGTGAGGTTGTCCAATTGAATATTTGGGTTTCTATAAGTAATTGTTTTGACATTTTAAATTTGATCTATATAATTTACTATATAATTTTTGAAATCTGTTTTTTCAAATCCTTCTTGATATAAATCAGTAAATATAATTCTTAATTTATCTTGAAGTATCTTAAGATCTTGAGTATTAGCTAATCCTTCTATTCTTTCAAATGTTTCTAAATCTTGATTTTCATTAAGATCATCAACCCCAGCAATTTCTTGCATTCTTTCTATTTCATTTATTAGTTTTTTCATTTTTATCTTACAGTTAATTGTGTGATTTGATCTCTATATTTTTCGTGTTCAGGGTGTTGTTTTAGATAAATATCAACAGCTTGTTTTACTGAACCTGCTTCTCCAGAATCTACTAAATCATCTAATTTATCTTTTATATTTGCAAATATAGTTTCCATTGATTCTTTCATTGTTTCTTCCATTCCTTCTCCCCCCATATTGTCTCCATCATCTTCATTATCAATTGGAGCCGCAGTTACTATTTTTTTCTTACCTTTAGTTTTTCTTTCATAAAGTTTTTCTAATTTAGATTTTGCTTTTTCCAATTCAGTGATTTCTTTTTGGATACTTTTAATTTTTACAGGATCTACAAATTCTTGTAAATCATCCATTTGCTCAGCCATAGTAATTTTGTCTTTTAAACGTTTTACTTCGTTTACAATGCATTCAATATTGGCCTCCAACGCTAGTTCCTCACTCACGGTTTGGTATGATTTAAGACGCGATAAAACATCATTCTTTTTAGGTTTTTTTACGACTGAAACTTGTGATTTTTCTTTTTCTTCATTCTCATGAAGAGCTTTTCTTACAATTTCTTTTATATTAATTTTCATATTTATATTTTCATTTATATTTTCATTTATATTTTCAGCATATTGAGCAGCAGGATCATCTTCATATCCATAATGTTTTCCCCCTGCAGGATCAGTCCATTCTTCATCATCTAATAATTTAACATATTGTTTAATTGTTGAACTACCTAATTCAATATATTTACCATCATCAAATTGGAATAAAAAACCTTTACCAACTGAACTACCTGGAGTTATTTTTGGGTTTTTCATACTTAAACCAATATAAGTTATAGGTAAATCTTCCGCACCCATTGTCCAATTATATTTTTCTCCTTTATCTAAATTTTTATAAACTAGATGATTTAAATCATCTTGAGATTCATCCAATTTATCATCAGATTCTCCATCAATATAATGTGGTTCACCTTTTGGGTCTATTGCACAATCATCTTGGTCATTATAAGATTCTTCATCTAAACTATTTACATAACGACTAACATTAGTACTAAGCCAATCAGGTAAATCATCAAATTTCTCTATCCCAGCATATTTTTCAGCATCATCTGGATCTTTACAATATTGTGCTAATATATCTTCTCTTTGTTCATATGTTAATTCTGACCAATAGATATTATCTTTATCTCCAGTCATTTCCTTTATGTTTGCATATCCAGGAACAATTATTAATTCTTTTTTATCTGCATATTTTTTTGCTTCTTCTGGAGAATCAAACCTCATATCAATTTGAGCCATACCATCAGGTCTTTCTAAAACATAAATTGTAGTTTCTCCTTTACCTGAAGGAGATATCATTACTTCTTCTCCTTTAGTACCCATATAACTACTTTCACTTATTAATTTAACTAATGAAAATTTGGATTCATTTAAATCTTTTTTATCAATATCACCATACCCACTCCCAGCATACTTACCTTTTGGTTCTTTGGTTTTTTCAGCTTCTTTATAACCTACTCCTTTTATACCAAATTGTCCGTCTTTAACATAATGGTTTATGTCTTTTGCTAAATTTTTTCTTACAATTTCTTTTAATTCATCTACTGTTTTATCCTTGTTTTCAGGATCTTTCATTTCAGTATAATAAGCATTTAAAAATGTTTGACCATACACATTATCAATGTTTTTATCATTTTTATTATCAAATGCTTTCTTTTGAACGTTTAAAACTTCTTTGTCAGGTTGAGTATCATCTTTTTTCTTTGCTTCAGTTATAATACCTTTTTGAAGATTTCTCATACTATTTTTGAAGATATCCTGATAGTCAGAAGCTTGTAAATTAGCTCCTTTTTCAATTGGGTTTGAAATATTTTCAAATAATAAAGATTTCTCTTTTAGTATTTTAACAGCTTCATTATATGAAGTATATTGGTTTGTGTATTGAGGAAATATTCTTCTAACATTTTTCATGAAGAAGTCTTTGTTACCTTTTCCTTCTTGTATTTGTTGATATTGTTGTTGTATGTTCATTATTTTTTTGTTGGTGGGTTATAATTTTTCTTGAACCAAAGTTTTAATGCAGATGGATTTGTTTGATATATTGAACCAAATTCATTTTCAAAATTTGAGTATATTTCATCCCAACCTGTTTTTATTGGGGGGTATTTAGATAATTCTAATTCTCCTCCTCTAAATCCAGCACCATTTCCATCTATATCCCCATCATTATCACCTTGAAATCCTTCTTTCATATTTTCATAAACATTCAATAAACTCATTGATTCATTTTTCTTAGTTTTCAATGCTAATAATTGTTTACTAATATCTCTTATTTCATCTGTAAAATTAGTTATATCTTGGTAAACAGCATCTATTGTACCAGGTTCAAATTCTGCTCCTTGAATTAAACTTTGTATTTCTAATTCTAGGTTTTGCATTTTGATTTTTAATGCTTTTACTTTAGCTCTTGTTGAGGTCGGGTTCATTATAAATTATGTGATAATTTTTTAATTGTATTAAGAAGAGATTTTGCATCTTCTATAACTAAGTTTATAGAATCTTTATTAATATCATCAACACTATTTTTTATTATAGTAGCTAATTCTATTATTTTATCCTTATATTCTTTATTAAAAGAACCATCAAAAAATCCAGTAACATCCCTTGTTCCTTCTTTTTGTATTTGTTCTTTAATAAGTTTTTTTAATTCACTTTTTTTCATTTATACTTTAATTTTCTATTTTATCAAATAAATTATTTACTATAGCATCAAATTCTTCTTCTGCTGTTTGAATATCTTCTTCATTTGTTATCCACCAATATTCTTCGTCTTCCTCATTATCATAATCCAATTTAATACCAGCAGATTGTAATTTTTGAATTATTTCTCTTTTAAGTTCATCTTTTGGTCCTATAAATGCAACTTTTTCACCTAAAAATAATTGATTCTTCAAATTATCAGCTTCATTTTTAATAAATTCAGCTTCTTCTTTACTTACAATGATATTTCCATTATTGCTTGAATAATAACCTCCATCAGAGGCTGTTTTCTCTTCTTCTGTTATTAATCCAGCCAACACTTGCATTCTTTTTATTTCATTTAATATCATTATTTAAACATTTTTAATAAATCATTCATATAATCTATAACTAAACCAGTACTATAAATTATTGGTTCTTTTGATCCTTGTTTGTATTGTTCTATTGTATCTTGTTTTGCTTTTTGCAATAAAGGTAATAGTTCATTCATTTGGTTTTCAATAGTAGTAAATTGATTAATTCTTTCTACTATTTTTGGATCAGTTATTTCTAATTCTTCTTCTTTAAGTTTTTTTTTACCTTTAAAAGCAAATGGAGTTGAATAAGAACCAACATCTCCAGAAACAGACATTTCCTTAATTCTTTTTTTTATAATTTCCTTAAGTTCTTGACGTTTCACTTTAAATCTTTTATTTCTTGTAAAAGTTCCCCATATTGTAATAAATTAACTAAATGATCATTATTAATTTTCTCATTTTTATCTAATTCAGTTAATAATTTATTAACTTCATTTATTTTAATATGGGTTGCTTTATCTTCTACTTTTTTGTTATATTTTTCTAATTCTTGTTTTATTTCATTTAATTTTGAATTATAAAATATTTTTAACTTAACAGGATTATCAACAATATTAATAAATTCTTTTAATATGGATTTTTGAATAGAATTTAAATCATTATATTTTTTATTAAAATTTTCAATTAAAATTCTATAAGTTAATATACGAGTATCTTTGTCATATGCTTTAAATTCTTCCATTACCCCTTCCTCAATTTTTTTAACATTCGTATAGTTTGATGTTAAATGTTCTAAAATATAGGATTTATTCGAAATTAATTGATTTGGGTCAATTTTATTACCATTATATATTTCAAGTAAAGTATATAATGAAGCATAAAGTTTATAATTTGGGGACTTTGTTTTAAAAAATTCCTCTATATTATAATTTTCACTAATTCTTTTAATTAAATTATATTTTTGTCTATTTAAAACTTCTTTATTAAGGTTTTTTGAACTTTCAACCAAAGAACTAATAATCATTTCTGATTTGCCTTCTGTTAAATTTCTTTTATTTGATATTATTTCATATAATTTATATTCTCTCCCTAGTTCTGTTTTCACAAAAAACTCCCTAAGAATAGGTAAAATCTTTGATTCTTTACCAGATAAAGTATCACTTACTATTTGGTGGATACATAATTCAAATATTATTCCTGTATTTTTTAATTTGTTGTGTTTAATATTTACAGCCATTAAGTGATTTATTATAAATATATATCTAAATTTGTTCCTTTAGTTGGGTTTCATCTAATAATTCACTCTCATCTTTTTTAGGGTTAAAAGAAATTATTGATTTTTTATTGTCGTCAAAAAGGGATTCTAATAATACTTTATTTTTTAATCTAATAGATTTGGATTCTAGATTAAAATTTGATCTAAGACTTCCTTCATCATCATTTTTCATACCTTGTGCTCCTATTCTATCTTTTCCAAATGCATTATCTTGGGTATTTTTATCAGTAGCTTTTTCTTCAGGTCTTCCTAAATCTAAATCTTTATCATATCCTGCAGGTATTTTGCCTGGATCTTTTTGGATTCTACCAACACCATATAATGAAGCTAAATCATGAGGTGTTCCATAAGATTTACCCGTTTCTTTTGGATCATTTCCTTCTTCTTTTATTTGATTAATTCTAAAATCACGTTTAGCGTCTTCAATTAATAAAGCTCTATAATCATCAAATTGTTCTTCTGATAAATGAAATATATTATGGTAAATATAATCTGTTGGTAACAATTTATTTTCCATAATAGTAGTAGCTAATTCTACTTTTTCTTTCATTAAAGCTATTCTCTCTTGATCATAAATTATTGAAGGGGTAGTTAAAGAAAGTTCAAAATTAGTTAATTCATCTTTATCATATCCTTGGGTATATAAATGAACTAAAGCTATCTTATATAATTCAGATAAAATTATACGTTGAATTCTATCTATTGTACGTCCAAATCTAATATCCTCTGCTGCTAAAGTTGCTTTTCCAGATAAATTTTCTTCATAACCTAAAAAAGCACGTGGTACTTTTAAAGCAGCAAATAATTTATCTCTTAAATATTTTACATCTTCAATTCCATCCCATTGTAAACCAGGTAAATTATCAATTTTAGTAACTTGATCATTTCCTCTTACAGGAATATAAAAATCTTCTAATTGATTTTGAATATTAAATTTAAGATTATATTCTCCTGTTTCACTATCAATATGAGGAGTACGTTTCATAGTATTGATAGTTTTTTGCATAAATTGCTCTACTTCATTTGGTGGAATAGCACCAACATTTATATAAAAAATACGTTTTTCAGGAGCTCTTACAATTCTATGTATTAACATACTATCTTCCATTAACACATATTGTTTATATAATCTACGAGCAGGTTCTAAATAACTTCTTCCATATGGTAAATAATTTACATCAGTTAATAATCTAAAATGAGCTATTTCATAATTTTCAAATACTGGTTTTCTTCCATCTTTTGTTCTTGGAATATTATAATATCCACTATGACCACTTGCTAATCCTTCAGGACTAAATTTATATTTTACTGAGGAAGGGTTCTGTGGATCTGTTCCTTCTTCTCTTTCAATATGGTATGCTGTATAAGGAATAATGTTATAAACTCCTAATTCTTCTGCTATTTCTAATTTCAAGAAAAAATCACCATATTTACACATTTGTCTAACCCAACTCCATAAATTAAATTCTATGTTTAAAACTTCATAGAATAAATTATATAATATTTGTTGAATATCTTCATCATTACTTCTTATTTGAAGAATTTCTCCTTGTTCATTTTTTAAAGTTGATTCATCAGCTATTATATCTAAAGCAGAAGCTACTATTGCATCACCATCCATTAAATCATAATCAGAATATAAGAAAGTTCTCATATATTGATAGTTTGTATTTAATTGATTTCCAAACATAGAAGTAGAATTAGGAGAATAAATTCTACTATATCTATCAAGCATTGAATTTGTTTTTATTTCACCAGAGTTTTGGATTTTGTTTACATCTAAAACTCTAAGTTCATCTCCATTTTTACTTCTAATAATTACGTCAGTAGAAAACAATATTTGAAGTCTACTAAATATATCTCTTTTTAATTCCATTTTATTTTAATTGAATAAATTAATTATTTTTATCTTACAAGCCACGAAAAATCTTCTCTTTCTCTATTATTAATAGGCATAGAATATGGATTATCTTTTCCTGAACCAAAGTAGTATGCTCCTTGATATGGAGTATCATTTCTTGAAATATTATTTAATACAGCTCGAGTCATATCTTTGGTTTGTTGTTGGTATCTTAATGTTGTATCTCTTAAATATTGTCCTATTCCAAAAGGAATAACTAAATCATCATTATAACCAGATTGGGCTTCAGGACGACCATTTTTCCAAACAAATACCTTCATTTCATCTAATAATCTTTTTGAATTTATAGTTACACTTTTTTCATTTACTGCTTCAATAAATTTACTAATTATTAATGGGCGAGTTCTTAATGAATTTGTAAATCCAGGAGTTTTTACTTCATTATTTTCAAATTTATCAAAATAAGATTCTGCTGTAATATTATTACCTTTTGGGGAATAATAAACATTTTTATATCCTATTTCTAAAACAGATTCAACTGTTGACCAACCTATACCAGTATTTTCTATTATTAATAATCCTTGATTATATTCAGTTGCTAATCCTATTAAAAATCTTGCAAATTCTTTAGGAGCTAATTGACCTTTATATTCAGCAACCTGAATATTTGTTTCAATATCTATAACATGAGCAGATGAATAATCTTTTCCATCTCCCCTTGCTACGTCAGCTATTATAGCATAATTTTTTGAATAATCAGGATATTCCCATATCCATAAATTTTTATCAACTCCTCTTCTTTCTAAAGGATCTTTTACTGTGGTTTGTTCTATAAATTGTAATATTTCACTATAAAATACAGTATCACCAGATGTTGAAAATTCTGCATCACAATTATGTACTATTCCAAATTCAGTAACATAAGTATTAGTATTTTCAACTTCAAAATTAAATACATTAATTTCTTTATTTTCAATTTTTTTAAGTTTTAATTTTGTTAATGGTTTATTTTCATATTTAAACTTAGTTATTTTTTTACCATTTTGATTAAAATCTATATTATTTGTTCTTTGACTAAAAATTTTATTTTCGGATTGAATTTGAGTACCTATAAAAGTTAAAATATAATTAGGTTGAACATTATAATCTTTACCTATAATATTTTTTATTCCTCCGTTTGATTTTTTTAAAGTAACATTATGAATACCTAACATATTAGCAATATATAAGGCATCATAAATTAATTTACCATTTGAAAAACATAAATTACAATTATATTCTTTTTTTAACATACCATCTCCAGATATCATTCCATCTAAAATCCCCTTTAAGGTTTCTTTATTAGAATTTTCATAAACAAATTTACTAATATTTTTATATTGGCAATATTTATTTTCATTTAAACACAATTCAATAAATTTTTTAAATATTTGATTTTTAATATATAAGTTTGCAGCTTTATCTCTCTTACTTTTATAATGTGAAAATATAGTAATATTAAATTTATCTAAAATTAAATTTTCTAAAAATAAAGGCCATGTTTCCTTTTCTAAATCCCAATTATAAGTAAAAGAAACAACATTCTTCCAATAACTCCCCTCTGATAAATAACATCCTAATATAAATCCTAATTTATAATCAAATTCAATAAATCTGTTTATGTGGGATTTTTTATTTAACCATATATAATTTTCATCATATTTTAATGGAAAATATTTTGGGTTTTCAGCTTTAATATATTCTAATAAATCTATTTTTTTAGTTAAAGAATCTTCTATTTTATTTGGAAATAATTGAATATATTCTTTTGTATCAATTAAACTATTTATTTCTTCCCATTTATTATTTTTATTTAAAAATGGGTGATTACCAGTAACATATTTTTTAATATTATTTAATCCATTTTTAATTTCATATAAATTTTCTGATTTATGAGAAAAGATATTTTTCACTTTATTAAAAGTACCATCGTGACTTAAAACCAAATCATCTCTTTTTATTTCACTTATTTCTTTGGGGCCATATTTTGTATAAATTATTGTATCCCCCGAAAAACATTCTTGTGCTGCTATTCTTGGATCTCCTAATAATTCATCTTGTTTTCTTCTCCATTCCTCATCTCTTTCTGGATGTACATACCAAGGTAATTTTATTGGTAAAAATTGATTATCTCTTTCATTTAATTCAGCTTTTACCCAAGTTCTATGGAACCAATTTCCTGTACCATATGGAGTTGACATTGCTATACAACCTCCTCCAGTTGCAAGAGTTTGCTGTGCTGAAGCCCAAATTTTATCAACACCTTCAATAAAAGCTGCTTCATCAATTAATAATAAAGATACTGCTTCTGATCTACCTGAATCCTCAGCTGCTGATACTGCTTTTATTTGAGAACCATTATTGAATTTTAGGGTTAATTTATTTTCTTCAGGTGGTCTAATTGGTTCTCTTAACCAGGAAGGTAAATTATTATACATAAAGGTAACTTTTGTTACCATGTTTTTTGCAGTATCTTGTTTAGTTGCTATACATAAAACGTTTTTACTTTCATTAAAAAGCATTAACCATAATGAAAAACCAGCTGCTAATGTTGAAATACCTAATTGTCTTTATTTACAAACAATAGAATAATCATTTTCTTGCCATAACTTTATAACTTTTTCTTGGAATTTATAAAGAGTAAAAGGTATTCTTCCTCTTTTTGGATGTTGTATGTAACAATATTTTTTTAGAAAATAGACAGGATCAGAAATAGATTTTATATATTCTGATTTTATTATTTCTTTTACACTTAATTGTTCATTACTCATGATATTTTATATTTCCATATAAATTTTCCTGCTGTTTTATTTGCTCCACTTAAAGCAAGATTTATATTTAATATATTGGTAATATTTTTAGCATCTTTAATACTAGGCCATTCTTTTATAAGATTACCTTTTAAATCAAATTGACTAATAGGAATATATTTTTTAGAAATTGCTTCTAAAGTATGTTTATATTTATTATCTTTATTAGGAGATTTTCTACCTTTAAAAGGTTGAGTCTTACCCTTCATAGGACATATTCTTCCTTTAAGGGATTTACTTATTATATCCCCAAATCCTAAAGGTTTGGGTTTTTTCATTTTTTGAATTATATCATCAGTATAATAAATTGAATGGTTTTTTAAAGAATTTTTGATTTTTTGTTTGGTTTCTTCATTACAAACCCCCCTACCTTTCCCCAATCTACAATTTAAACCTTTATTTAATGAATCAAAATGTAATCCCCAAAATATTTCTCTTTCATCTAATTCTTCTATTTTACAATATTCAATTATTTCGAAGATATGAGTTGAAAAATTATATTTATTTAAAGAATTAAATAATTTAATTCCTATACTATTTTTAGCATTTCTTGAATATTCTAAAAATCTTCTTTCAATATTAATACTTTGACCAATATATATTCTTCCTTTAGGATTTGTTATTTTGTAAATTCCTATCATACACCTTTACTTCCCTACTTTCCATAGCATTCTTAAATTAACTACAGGTTTAATATTATTATTTATTCCTACTCCTAATCCTAATGATTTTTTATTTTTTGTTTTTAACATTAATTCTCCACCTAAATAATTAAAACCTTGTTGAGATCCTCCTAAACCAAACCCATAATATAATTCTCTTTTTGATTTTGGAGCAGGATATGTGATTGTTCTTGTAATTATTTTAGTTGGGTAATTAATATTGTATTTTACTTGTCTTGAAGTTATTTTATTTTCAGACAAAGTATCATCTATATAAATTTTAACACTATCATGATCTATAGTATCTTTAACATTATAAAATGAATAATATTTAGTCATTAATTCTTCTAAAGCAAACGCAGTATCTGTGATTGGAGGTAAATATACAATAATTGGTTCTCCTACTTTCTTAATGTATTTAGGAATATAACGTGGAGTTTCTATTTTTAAAGTATCCCATTTTGTTATTGTAGTAGTTGTAATAGTGGGGTTGGTTGGACAAGGTTTATTGCAAACCCCCATAAATAATATTATTACAAGTAAAACACCTATTATTATATATTCAAATTTTAATTTCATAATTTATGTTCTATTTTTTTCAAACCATGCGTCTAAATCTTCTAAAGTTTTTCCATCTTTAGTTTTTTCAGGATTATTAGCAACAATACCCCCTCCCATTTCATCATAAAATCCCATTTCTACTAATGCTTCTTCAGCAGCAATTGCATCTTCATCATCTTCATGTCCTTTTGGAGGATTAGATTCATCTACTAAATCCTTTAATTCATTAAACGTATAATCTTTTATATTTGAACTATATTTACCTTCCTGATTTCTATGTTTAATAATATTTGACATATTATCTTTATGTAAACCAGTTTCTTCTCTTATTTCCGAATCATCAATATTTTCTTCCTCAACTAATTCTTCTAATTTATTAGAATAATGTTCGCATTTTTCTCTATCTTTTCTCCATGCTTCAGCCCAATCACTAACTTCTATTTGTTCCCAATATTTTCCAGTTGCTTTTTCCCATCTTAACCACATAGCATTATCTTTTTCTTGTAAATCTTCCTCTAAATCATCCATTCTCCCAGCAAAAGTATTTGATTTATCTAAATCACTATTACCTGGTCTATCACCATCTCTTGCAAATAGCTCATTTATATTTTCTCCTTTTATAGCATCCATAACTTCAGATTGATGTTCTCTATAAACACTTTTATATTTGTTTATAAAGTATTTCATTATTAATTCTAATCCTTTTTCTAAGAATGGAGCATAACGGTCTTGATTATTTCTTTGACTTGCATAAAAATGTTTTCTTCTTTGATCTGAATTTCTTCCTGGTTTAAAAGAGTATTGTATATCTTGTGAATTATCAGATTTTATGCTTTTCATTCTACTTATTTCTTCTTCAGGCATTCCTAAAGTTTTTAAGAATGGGAATGGAAGTGAATTAAAATCTCCATCATTATAAAATCTATAATAAGCATGGAATGTTTTATCTTTTAATGCTTGGTCTCCTTTACTCATATAAGGATAAATAACTTGTAAAGCTTTATCTATATTTTTAAGTTTTCCGTTTGAGGCACGGCCGGGAAATGAGGCTTCTTCTATTTCGTTTTCTTTAATCAAAGTATCAATATAAGGTAAATTCATAGAATCCTTCCCTATTTCATATTCATATCCTTTTGAATTTAATATAATTAAATCTTGTTCTGCATAATTCATTAATTTTTGTAATTGTGAATCTGTAGCATCATCTCCTACTCCATTAGGTAATAAATGATCATATGTATAAATCCCATCATCATAATTACCTTTTAGTTTATTATCCTCTTCTTTAACCAAAGTATCAGAATATAATTCTTGTAATTCTTCTAATTCTTTTTTTAGCTTATTTTTTTCTTTTAATTGTGCAATTAATGGTTGTTTTTCTTCGTCAGTAGTTGCTTTTTTCCATTTATTAACTAATTCAGTTATATCTGATGTTACTTGTCTTAGGTTTTTAATTACAAAATCTAATTTTGCTGCTTTGGATTGAACTTTTTTGGCTCCTTTTGTAGCTGTTTTATCTATTGCTTCTTCATCATCTACACCAGAATCATCATTATCTGCTTTGTTCCATGTGTCAGGTTTTTCAGGTTCATCTTCGTCAGATTTTGCTTCATCTATATTTTCAAAACCATTTTGTTCAACTAATTTTTTTATTATATTAGTACATTTTGAAACTTTATCTTCTATTGTTGGGTTATTAAAAACAAATAAATTTTCTTCTATATCATTTATTGCTGATGTAATTATTTCAAATTCTGCTGTTTTGAATACTTGTCTTTCATTTAAATTTTCTTGTGTGTTTTTGATTATATTAAAATGATTTTCTTCTGTTAAATAATAAAATACTTTATCTGCAGCTTGTTTAGCACCTAATGTATCTTCTATTGGAACACACATATCTATAGTATTTGTTATAATATTTAGGATTTCACTTTCGTTTAAATTTTCATTCCATCCTTCATTTAATTGAGGTTTTGCTTCATTTATATTTTCCATTTTAGAAATAGATAAAACACCTTTATCATTTAAAATATAAACTATTTTTTCCGCTAATTTTTTAAAATCCTGTGCCTTAATAACTTTAAATGAAGAAGAATAATCAGGGTCTCCATCAGATAATATATTAAGTACCATGTTTGTAATATCTTCTGATGCTCCTTCATTTAACTTATTTTGTAAATTTGATTTAAATTTAGGATCAGTTTTTAATTTTTCTTTTATATAATCAAGTAATTCTGTTTTATTATCAGCACTAATATCCATATCCCAAATAGCATCTACTATTTTATTAACCATAATTTTGGCTTTTTGTAGTTTAGGATCTTTTGTTTCACTCAATTTTACATCAAATCCTTTATCAGTATAATTTTTAATATCTGAATCAGAAGTGTTTTTTTTAAGTTCAATTGAGCCTGGTTGTGTTTCATAAATTTTTGGTAATTTGTTCCATTCTTGTCTTTCCTTCCAATCTAATTCCTTATAATTTTTCCCAAACATCTCTTGAGCAACTTTATTTCTTTTTTGGAGAGTTTGATTATATTCTATATCACTTTGATCTATATCCCTTTGTCTTGCTTCAGGAGAAGCATTTTTCATTAATGTTCTCTCTTCTTTAATTATTGATTTACTAATGGTTTCTTGAATGGATTGTTTTAAATCTGATTTTTTCATTTATTAGAAATATTTATTATAAATATTACAGATTCATTGCTTCTTTAATTTGCTGAATTCTTTCATCTGTTGAACCCTTTATTCGATAAAAATTTTTAATTTTATATCTATAGTGTCTAATAACATTATTAATAGTAAAATCAATTAAATCTCTATATTCTGCGTTTGTTTCCCTTACTCCATTATTTTCAATTTCTACACCTTCAGGAGAAACATAAAAAATATAATCATATTCAGGGAGATACATACTTGCTAAATTACAAAAGGCTTCTTTTTCATAATAATTTATAGAAGGTGCAGCCTTACAATAACTCATTACATCTATTAAACTTCTGTCTGATATAAAATTATTTTCCATTAGTTCAACACATCTATGAGCAAGAAAGACAGATTGTCCTTTTAGAGTAGAGTCAGTATTTAAAGGGATTCCTATATCCCTAATTTCTTTACTTTTTTCAGTAAAAATTTTGTGATTTTGAAATTCAGGAAGTTTTGAGAGTGCTTTTACTAATGTGGTTTTTCCTGAATTTTGTGTGCCACAAAACCCAATTCGGTTAGTTTTATTTATATTTTGTAAAACATTCTGTTTGCCCTCCAAAGGGGGTATTAGGTTTATATTCATATTTTCTTAGTTTTTTATGTATTTGTTGTTCTTCCTTAAATATATCATATAAATTACCTTCTTTTATTTTTATAATTTCTTTTTTATATGGAAACCCCTTCATTCTGGTTTTTATATCTTTGATTGTAATTCCTATTTTATAAAAAGATTCAATATTATTATACAATTTTATAATGTATAATATACATGGAATTTTTATAAAGTCCAATTTATTATCTTCTACAATTCTATGGCAATAAATACCTTTTCTTCCTTCTAATGAAAAAAAACCTTCAATCATTGCTGTTGGGGTTGTGGTTTTGATATCTTGATTATACTCTATTACGATTGGGGTTTTATTTCCTTGAAATTTTGTTTTGAATTTAAAATTTTTTATAAAATATTTTGGCTGTTTGAATTTTAAATATTTTATAAAAAAAGAGTGGGGATCAACAGCACTTCTGGTATCAAAACCACAACCCCTAATTAATGATGATGGAGACATTTTTACATCCCCAAATCTAGTACCAAATAACATTTTAATTCTATCTCCTTTATATTCATCTTTAAAGATTAGAGACTCATACATAATTGGGTTTTTTTCTTTTAAAATATTCTTAAAAAATTCTGTTTTATTTATTGCACTTTGTATATTATATGATTCTCCATTTAATAATGTACGAGGAGTTAATTTTACATCTCCATATTTAGTTCCAAATAAAATTTTTATATTTGCTTTTTTATATTCTTCTTTAAATATTAATTCTGAATATATCCCTGGTTGTTTGAATTTTAATTCATCTTTAAATATTTGATTGCTTTTAGTTCTTGCTTTTCTAACATTGTCCCCCATACACCAAATACATCTTTGACCCCAAACATGATTATTAGGTTGTTGTTCATAAATTCCGTGTTTTGGACATATTATTTTTACTTTGATATTTGCATTAATATAATTAACTAATGAATAATCATAATAATTATTATGTTTTAAATTAGCTTTACTTATAAATTCTTCTTGGGTTTGTTTTCCAGGCATAATATGGTGTTGTTTTATCCATATTATAAATATATAAATATCAGGTAAAACTATATTATTTCACAATAATATATGCCTAAAGACCTATATTTCCTAATTTTAATTAGAAATTTGTTGGGTAGAAACAACCCAACCAGAATGATTTAATATTTCTATTAATTTTTCTTGTTTAATTTGTTTTTGTTTTGATTCACCTTCATCATTTGAAAAAACAACATCATTGTTTAAATTTAGTTTGTTTTTGGAAAGTGTTATTTTATTATAACTTTTATTATATCTTGACCAATATGAATCTTCATTTCTAAAGTAACTACCTAAACTTATTGTTTTTGGTAAAGTTATAACAGAATTTACAGCTATATAATGTTGTAATTTTATTTTAAATTGATCTTTTTCAAACTCTTTTTTTAATGATTTTAATTCACTAATATTAACTTTTTGGTTTTGAATTTCATTTACTTTTGTAAATTCTTCAAAGACATAATTATATGTTTTTTCCTTCAAAAATTCTTCTGAAAGTTTACCTGCAAATATTTGTAGTTTTAAATTATTTATTGAGCTTTCTTTATCTCTTACATAATATCTGTCTTCTTTAGTTATTTTTAAAAAATTACTAAAATTTATACAAACATAATCTCCTTTTTTATTTTGTAATTTAATTATTTTAAAATCTTTACTCCAATCATTGGAATATTTTTCTTGATCTACTGTATATTCTGTTTCTTTTAATTTATTTAAAAGAAAATTTCCTAAATCTACCAAAATTTGAATACATTGTTTATCGTATTCTTCATTTAATTTTTCAGATTTTTCAATACCACCATCCATATTCATAGCATATTCTTCTGGAGTCATTTCAATCAACTCTAAGAATGCCATTTCTGTTTCATCTTCTGTAAATGAACCATCTGCACGCTTTCCAACTACTTTGTGTTTTTTGCCTGGATTTGAAGGATTTATATTAGGATTTAAACTCCATTCTCTTGGTGAATTTGGTAATCTATGTTCAAGAGAACAACCAGCATTATCTAATAAAATACAATCAGAACCATCTGCTTTAGGTCTTGCTCCTCTTCCAACCATTTGTAAATATAAAACTAATGATTTTGTGGGACGAGCTAATTGAATTACTTTGGTTTCAGGTAAATCTACACCTTCTGTTAAGGTTTCAATACAAGTAATTATTCGTAATTTATTTTCAGCAAATTGTTTTAATATTTTTGCTCTTTCATTTAAATTTGTATCAGAATCAATATGGTCTATACTTGTATAACCATTTTTTCTATAAATTGCTTGAACATCTTTTGCATGTTTTTTATCAACACAAAAAATAATCATTTGACCTTCATTTCCTTCTTTTTTATATGAATCAACCAAAAACTGTAACATTTCTGGTTTACGCATATAATTACTTAATGATTGGATTTGATATTCATTTCCAGATGATTCAACTTCTTCATCAATTTCAGGAACAGGGGTATAAAATACTTTATACTTTGCTAAGAAACCATTATTTTGGAGAGTTTGAATATCATCTCCTAAAACTAATGATTGAAAATATTTATTTAATGGTTTTCTATCTTTACGATAAGGAGTTGCAGTTACACCTAATAATTTGTGGTTAGGATTTTTAACACCATATTTATCAAGTACATTTTCATAACTTGAAGTTCTAACATGGTGAGCTTCATCTATAAAAATTTTATCAAAACCCCTACTTAATATTGTTTCAATTCTTTTATCACGAGTAACAGTTCTAATTGAAGCAATTATAATATTTGAATCAATATTTTCTTCAATATTACCAATTATAATTCCAACTTTTAATCCTTGTTTTTCAAGTCTTGATTTTAATTGAAATACTAATTCTCTTTTATGAACAAGAATTAATAATTTTTCTTTTTGATATTTTAATATTTTACTTTCAAGAATAAGACTTTTTCCTGAACCTGTAGGACTTTGGTACAAAACATTATTAGAGGTTTCCCAAGCTTCTTCTATTTTTTGATCATCTCTAACTTGGTATGGTCTTAAAATATTTAATATTGATTTTTCTTTCATAACTTTTATTTTAACTTAAATCATCAACTACCACACCAACATTATTATTTCTTTCAGCTATTGCAATTCCAGTTGATACTGAAAAATTCTCTCTCCAATCTTCATAAACAGCATAATTATTATCTTTAGCCCATTTATCAACAGCTTCATTAGATTCTGGATAAGATACTTTTAAATAACCTTGATTATCCCAATAACCAGGATAGATAATATCCAGTAAATCAGCTTTTGTAATAACCTTTATTTCATTTTTCATGTCGTAAATATACGACAAGGGGCTCAGGAAACCAAATTAGTTGTTTAATATTGATTCAGCTATATATAAACCATGGCAAGCACTAATTACAATTCCACGAGCTGATAGGGAATCTCCTGCAAAATGAATATTTGGATAATTAATTAATGAAAGATTTTTGTGATTTGTAATTACTTCTTCAGATAAATATTTTACTTCAGGGATATAAATTCCATAATCATCATCAAATTGGAAAATTTTATTTAAATCTTCAATATATTTTTCTATAATTTCAAAATATCCTTGAAATTCTTTTCTAACATCCATTAATCCTATTTCATCAATTTGTGTTACATTAATCCTATTTCCTTCTGCTGTTATAGATGGATTGCGAGTAAAATTGGGGGAGAAATATAAACCATTTTTATGTTGAGAAAATTGTAATTTACTTACCAAATTCCTTGACCATTCAAATGGATTATCAATTCCTTTTATTTCCATAATAATACCAAAGTTGGTCATATTATTTCTAAACTCTTCTGACTTTTTTGCATGTCCATTATAGCTAATATCTCCATAAGTTTCTTCAACTGCAACATATGCCTTATCATTATTTACACAAAAACTCCTTAAACTAATTTTATCATTTGGTTTTTGGTAAAGTTTAAAATCATAAGCTAAATCAATTAATTTTTGAAAATATTTCTGTGGAGCTTCAAATCTAACTCCTATTTGAATTGATTTATTTTCCTTTGGAAGATTATATTCTTCTATTAATTTTTGAGTAAAATCAATACCTGATTTACCTGTAGCATAAATAAGTTTATCATATTGTCTTTCAAACCATAATTCTTGATCTACATATTTTCCTAATACTCTTTGATTAATAAAATCAATACTTGTTATTTCAACATCAAAATTAAATAAAATTCCATTTTCCAATAACCATTCATACCAATTTTTTGCTGTAACATCAAGATAATCTGTTCCTACATGCCAACAAGGAAATAATCTTAAACTAAAATATGGTTTAATAAAATCAGGTTCTTCTGTTGGTTCTGATTTTATTATTTTATCTGGCTCGGGATGGAATCTTTTTAACATTTCTATAGTTTCATCCATTAATTGATATGCTTTTTCTTCCCCACAATATTTTGATAATTGTCCTCCTACATGAGTTGATCTCGTATATTTTCCATCACTTTTCATTCCACATCCTGCGAACCCCTTCATTAATTCCGTATCTGGTCTTTCATATGGGTTTTTTCCAGCATCTATTATTGTAATTAAATTTCCAGGATATCCTCCATCTATTAATTTGGTGGCAGCATGGATACTAACAACTCCTGATCCTACTATTACTATTTTATCTTTATATTCCTTCATATTTAATTATTTTATATGGTTTATTATATTTTTCACAAAGTGAAATACTATGTTTGGTTCCTTTTGAAACTCCATCCCAAAAGGCAATACAATAATCACAATTTTTTATTATATCTTCATTACGAATAAAACCTGCTCTTTTTCCAAATTTATCCCAATCAGCTAAAAATATGTTTGTTTTTATTTTGTTTTCTTTTGCCCATTTTTCTCCTAAAATATCTGCTCCTCTACATCCACCAGACACAACTTGGGTTATTTTCAATTTATATTTTTCTAAAGTTTCTTTTAAAAGATTGTAATTATTAAAATCTCTACTCCCTATTATCGCTAGGTTCATATTTTTCTAATTTATCAAAATATTCTCCAGAACATAATTTTCCAAACAAATATTCATATATTAATTCAAAATGAGCTATATCATGAGTTTCACTTATTTCAGTAATTGTTATAAAAGGATTAGGCCCACAATCACTTAATTCATGGTCTTCTAAATAATATTTTGGAGTTTTAAATTTATCTCCTATTTTAATATTATCTCTATTATACATTATTTTTTTGATAATCTTTCATGAATCCTTTGTCTAATAAGTTGTTTTGCATTTTCTGTAGGTTCATAATCATTCATTAGTTGTTGTGGAACTTTGTCCCAAGCATTACCATAATATTCTACATTAAACCCTCTTTTAATACATTCATTATAAATCTTATTATATCTATTTTTTAGATATTGCATTTTATTATAGAAAAAAGATACATGACCTTTTCCCAATGTAAATTCTAGAGGAATATTTTTTAAATTATATCTACCCCGAGATATACAATTAGGGACCCTTTTAATCTCCCTATGTTCACTCAATAAATGTCTTGTACTTAATTCCTCAACTGGAAATCCTGTATTTATGCGTGTCATACGCGAAATATACAACTTTTATTTGTCAGAATCAACAGTTTCTTGATTTTCTTCTTTAGTTTGGGTTGGGATTAACTTATTTTTTTCTATTTGTTTGATAATATAACCCGCTACAAAAAATTGAATAGAAGCCCAAATAGCAAAAGCATATATATCCATTGTTGACAATTTAGATATCAAATAAGTTATCATACCCCATTCAGCAACAATAAATCCGAATCCAGATTCTATTCTTTTCTTTGAAAAATATGAAGGTTCAATGGAATATATTTTAATGATTTCTTTTATAAACCATTTTATATTTTCCCATCCAAAAAATAATTTTTTATTAAATATTGACATAGCTTGTTCCAGGTATAAAATCTTTTTTATTATATTTTGCTAATAATTGTTGCCAGGTATAACCAAATACTTTTTGGAAATGTGGAAAGTCCCATTTTTTACCATTTGAAATAAATCCATTTGTGTATCCTTGTTTGATAAAGAAATTAGTTAATTCAGTCCAATCAGCTATTGAATCTTTATCTCCATCACGTTTCATGTCCCAAGAAACTTCTTCGAATTTTCCATCCCCATCTTTATCGTAAAGTAAAACAATATCAAAAGCTAAACCATAATTATGATAACTTTGGCCTGCTTTTGCTTTAGTCACAACTGGGCGTTTATTGAATAACATCGTTTGTTCTTCAAAAGAGCGAAATACATAACTAAATCTTAATCTACATCCTTTTCCTAATAAATTATTAGCAGCAATATAATCTGCTTCAAGTTGTTGTCTTAGTTTTGGGTGTGCTCCTGTTCTTATTCTATCTATTGATATTTGGTCCATATCAATAAATATGTAAGTGTTAGTTTTCTATTTAGAGGATTGGGATTAAAATCTATTTTTTTGAAAAAGATTTCGTAAAATCATAATATGCAACTCTGTTTTTTGGAGTCTTATCAAGAGTAAATTCCATATCATTTTTTAATCTTGTAATAATAATTTCTTCATCATTTACAAAATCTATTTGAATTTCTTCTCCTTGTCTTATTGTTATATATTCTAAGGGTCCTAATTGAATTTTATAATCTTTATTAGCAATTAATATATCTCCTTCTTTAACTCCAAAACCAACATCTTCTTTTAAAAATGTTTCTAATATCAACCCTCCACCCTTAACTTTATATTTTCCAAAATCAGTATTTTCAAATAATTTTTTATCTTCACCTTTAAGTTCAAGAATTCCTTTATCAAATAATATTCTTGCTTCTCTAATTAATTTTGGATTACCAATACGTTTAATTTCGTTTATTAACGGTTTTTTAGCGTCTATTAACGCTCTAAATTGTTCAGATATAGGGTACGTATGTTTTAATGATTCATTGAGTAAAGACACAGAATTGCCACAGTGATTGCATCCGCAAGAGCAAGATTTTTTCTTGGGTTTATAATTTTGTAAGGTTTCTTTAATTATTTTATCTAATTTTGAATTCATTTGTTATAAATATTTAACCCATTATGTCCTTATAATCTAGTTCTAAAACATTTGCTTTTCCACCATAACCTTTTGCTAAATTTTCAGGAAATGCCCTAAAATCAACTCCATATGCTTTACCAGAATGACGAGCAAACAACATTATTGGTAATAAATTTGCTTTTTCTATTTCATCAAAATCTGTATAAATAGAAGTACAAGTTATTGTTAATAATCCTTCATTAAATTTGAAATCAGAGTTATTAAATGTTTTACCAACTATTATGGGTCTTGGGTTTTCACTTCCAAATATAATATTTTCAACTTCATCGTGTGGAAAATCATTAATAATAACTTTTGAATAAGGTTTATTATTATTAGGGTTTAACATTATATATTTACCCTTTAGTTGAGGGTCAGGCTCAAAATTAAGGTTTTGGATTTCATTTTTTAATGCTTTTTTTATAAAGGCATCAAATACCATTCCATATCTTTTTTTACTTGATTCCCACCTAAATCCTCCATCTTTTTTTATTGAAATATTTGCAATAATATCATTTGAAGAATTTAATAATCTTAAATCTGATTTATCATAACCTGTTGCTCCTGATTTTGAAGAATCAACACAAACAGATACATTCTCATATGTAATATTTTTGTTTTTGCCGTGAAAAATTATTTTAATTGAACCTTTATTTTCTATAATAGCTTCATTAATTTTATCAATTATTATTTGCTCATTTTCTTTACCATGACTTAGTCCACCTTGTATTTCTAAAGGTTTGATATAAATAGTTATTTCATTTTTGTATTTTATTCTACCCAATGAACTACTACCTTCTCCTTCATACTCAAAATCAGGTAATTCAATTATATCATTTAATAATTGTTGGCGAGAAAATTTGAAGGATTTTGGAATCAATAATTTAAATGTTTTTCCAGATTGAAAAACAAAATTATCATCTTCTAGATTATATTTTTCTTTTAAAATATTTATTGCTTCTAAGGCAACAGCATTGTTTGATTCTTTCAAATTGATATCTAATTTTTCAAATATTTGTTCTAATATTAATATATCTTCTCGATCAGATAAATCAGGATAACCCTTTGGAAATTTATATGAATATTTGTTTAGAAACTGATATAATATATTTTCATTAATTAAACTCATCTTTGCCTGTTATTTTTATTCCATTATAATTATTGGAAATATAAGAAATAATTTTTTTATTAATATTAAAATCTTGTTCTAATAATTCATTATTGTTTCTTGATTCAATTTCTTTAACAATACTTTTTAAAAAATTAGTTTCAATACTATCATCTATAATCTTAGATAAATCATCATCAATATTTAATTTATCTAACCATGTATTTGTTTTCTTTTTATCAGATTTTTGGAATTCTGTTTTTACAAACTCAAATGTTGAAGAAAATGTGTTTGCAAATGGAATAAAATCAACAATTATTCCTAATAATAATTTGAATATTCGTTTCTTTTTTCTTTTAAAAGAAACAATTTTAATTAACTTTTTAAGATCCCCATAGGTTTCTAATTTGTTCATAACAGTTGATTTACTTCGTAAATATAAGTAAATTAGTTATGTTAACCAAATTTATTCTTCGGGTTCTTCTTCTTTTTCTGGTTCTACTTCTGTTTTTTCAACTTCATTTTGACCATAATAAAGTAATCTTGATATTGATTCTATTGCTCTACCTTGTTCTCCTACATTTTTTAAATAATATTTTTTACCTGAGGATTGTGCTATCCAACTTCTATTTGAAAAAATCAAATAAAAAATTTCATCATTATTAAATACTATTCTAAATGTGGTTGGTAGTGGAGCAACCCATTGAATATCTTTTATAAATAAATCATATTGATTTGTTAGTAATTCAATTATTACTTGTTTTAATTCAGGAAATTTTGTTAGGATTGGAAATTTTTCATAATCAATAGTTATGCTTTGTTCTATTGGTTCATCAAGACTTATTTCAGAAGTAAATATTTTATTATATACTTGTGGTATTATGTTTTTAATTCTATCCTTAAGTTCTTGAGGTTTCATTAATTATTCAAAATTTTCTAATTTTGTAACATACCTTGGATAATCATAACCTTGTGAGTCGTAAAAATAAAATTCCCCATTACATTTTAATATTCCATATTGCTCATCTCCTATATTTATATCTAAAATATTTTCATCATCTCCTAATAATTCATCAACATTTATAATATTTAATTTATTTAATGATTTTTTTACTCTACTTTGATATGTTGGTCTTAATCTTTTTAAATCTACTTCAAATGAAACGTCGGCAAAATTTGTAGGCTTTCTATCCCCTTGTAATGAATTATATATTGATTTATCTGTTTCAGTTTCTTCTTTGTCATAAAAAGGATCATCCTCTTCATTTATCCCAGATAATTTTTCAGCTCTTTTATTCATTACTAACTCAGCATCTTTACCGTATCTTTTTACAAATTGGTGTTTGGCAGGTTTTAAGTTATTTAAAATATCTTCTTGTTTATCTTCTTTAATAAGAAATTCTGTTGGACAATATTGGTTATATAATTGTTTCCATTCCTCTTCACCAACTTCTTTTTTTAATAAATTGATTGCTTCTTCTTCCTTTTGTCCTTTAAGATAACCTCTTCTTGAATCTGTATGATCATCAGACATCATATACCACCAATCGTGGTTTTTTAACAATTTGATTAAGGTTTCTTTAGGGTTTTGCATTTTGTATTATATTAAAAATATTATTATGTTTGTCTCTATTACCTATATAATTATGATAACCAAAGGATTTAGCTATTTCTGTTGTTTTAAATAATGGTTGAAGATTAGTATAATGGAACAAATAAATTAAATCTTCTTTATTTTTTGCTTTTGAAGTAGGTATTATATGGTCAATTTCCCAAATATCACCCCAATTATCCCAATTCATTTCTTTTAAAAATTTTTGTTCTAAATAATTCTTAACAAAATCAAAAGATTCTCCTATTAGTTTTTTAGTAGTTTCTTGTTTCTTATATCCTGTTTTAGTAAATATTTTTGAAACTTGGGATCTTAAATTAACAGTTAATTTAAATAATTTATCATTTTCTTTTCTTTGTTTTCTATATTGATTTTGTTTAAATCTTATATTATCTCCTTCTATACTATTTAATTTTTGTTTTTGTTCTTTACTAATTTTATCCTTATTTAAAACATACCATTTTTGGTTTTTTTCTTTAATTATAGCTAAATTATTATTATAATACTCTTTTTGATATTCTAATATTTTTTCTATATTATCTTGTTGGTAGATTTTTTGATTTTGTTTTCTTACTTCATGATTATTATAATAATTTTCATTACTTTTTAATTTATGACATTCTTTACAAGAACCCTTAAAGGAATTAATATTTTTATTTTCATAATAAAAATTATTAAAATTTAATTCTTTAGGTATTTTACAATTATTACAAACTCGTTGCATTAGTAGTACTTCTAATAAGATATACTAAAGTGTTCCCTATTTGATTTATAAGTTTTTCATCACCTAATGCTTTGGCTTCTTCTTGAGCTTGAGTTAAATGTTTTTGAATTAAACTCATTTCACCCCCTCCACTATTTGATGTATCAATACTCATTTCTTCTCCAGATGGTTCTTCGTCTGCTAAATCAGGAATTTCAATATCTTCTTCTTTATCTTTTTTCTTTGGTTTTAAATTTTTTTCAGCTAAAATCATTTCTTTGATTTTGGTTTTGAATTCAGATTTTTTCATTTTACCTTTTAATTCTTCATACAATCCTTTTTCTCCATGAGATACAGTTACATCGCCATTAAGATCTTCTAAATCAGGTTCATCTTCATCAAAAAATACCACAACTCCACTTGGGTCATTATTATAATTAAATAAAGTTGGACCATAACTTGGTATATCAATTATTACCAAATCATAATTTTGAGGTCCATCATCTTCATCATTTACTTCCCAATCCTCTAAAAGATCTTTATATTTAGATTTTAAAAGTTCATCATATGTTCCTTTCCAAATTATTTTTCCTTGTTCATTATTCCATTCTCCACCAGCATTGGGATTTTCAAAAGCCACATCCCCCACTTTTACATCTTGGTAATCTTTTATAGGTTTACCTTGTGGCTCCTGATTTTCTGTTATCAAACCTGCAATTTCTTGCATTCTTTTTAGTGGATTATTTTTCATTGTTGTGTTTTCGTTATAAATATTAAATGTTTTTCTTTAAATCAAAGTAAAAATAAGATTCAGTAGGATATTCATTAGTAAATTTGTCACCTAATTGATTAGAAAGAAATTTATGTATTTTAAAAGCCAATGTAGGTGTTAATTTAACTTCATCTAATTCTTCTTTTAATGTCTGAATCTCTTCTAAAATTAAATTTTTTATATCTTGTCTTTTCATTCTTTTTTATTAATTAATGAATTGTTTAATATTGTTCCTATTTGGTTTGCTTTCTTTCTTAAAAATGTCCATTCCTCAGCATTCAAAATTCTATTATTTTCAATAAATGAAACTTCTAACATTCCTATAAATTGGTTTTTTAAATCTGTTATTGCAAGTAAATATAATGATTTAGCTCCAAATTCTTTATTTAAATAAAGTAAATCATAAAATTCTGTACTTGAAAAATCTGTTACCATTAGTTCTCCTTGTTTTGAAAGAACAGATAATGCTTTTGGAAATAAGGAAATTGGGATATTTTGGAAAATATATTGAAGAACAGGGTGACCTGGGGATGTTTTTTCATAAAAAATTGAAAATTTTCTAATTGATTTACCTGTTGGATAAAAATTACCTCCATTATGAAATTGAGCCACCCAGGTTCTATCACATTTTATTATTTCTGATATTGATTCTAATTGTACATATACTTCTTCATCAAATTTATTATCTTCTGAAATAGTAGTTTTTTTAGGGGTATTTTTGTTTTTATACCAAGTTATTACCAAGGGCCCACCAACCGATGTTATAAGAGCTATTATTATTGTAGATATAATTCCAAATGTACCCATGTTTTATTTTTTTAAGGTTTGTAAAAATCTAATTGTTTCTTCTTTGTTTTGTAATAATTTATTTTTTGCTGTTCCCACCCAATTCTCTACATCACCATTTTCAGATATATAAGAATTATTTGTTTCATTTAATAATTCATTAAACCAAACTTCAAAATCTTTTGATATTGAATCAATATCTTGATTTATTATGTTTTTTTCATATTCTTCCCATAACCCTAATCTTTTAATTTCAGCCTCAAATTCAAGTTGACAATCAAAACATCTATTAACTTGAATATAAAACAATTTATCATTTTTATGATTCATTATTTTTTTACAAGAAGGACAAAACAAAGGCAAAGTTACTAATTGTTTTGCTTTATCGAGTTTAGTTATGTTTTGTTTTATTCCTTTTTTAATGGTCCATTTTCTTCCATCTTCTTCCCATTCATCACCTTCAACATGGAATTCTTCAGGTTTAGTATAACCAACTCCACTTGGGTCATTATTATAATTAAATAAAGTTGGACCATAACTTGGTATATCAATTATTACCAAATCATAATTTTGAGGTCCATCATCTTCATCATTTACTTCCCAATCCTCTAA